CAAAGCCTAATATTGGTATTGCTTTAAGAACAGCAGAATATTGGAAAGACTGGCCGCATACTTTAGAATTTATTGAGCAGATTAAGGAATGGGCAAATGTATTTGTAATTGATAAAAATAAATCTGTCAATATTGATGGTGTAAATAATGATTTAGTTGGCAAAGCTCTCAGATCGATTTTAAGCGCATTGATTTACCTCGACATAGTAATTACACCTGACACTTCTATTCTTCATCTCTGTGACGCTCTGGGCGTTAAATGCTTAGGTTTATTTGGCAGTATGCCATCTAAATTGCACATAAATAAATATGATAGTTATATGAGTTTTATTCAGGGAAAATGCAAACTTGACCAAGATTCGTGCATGTATGATGTCTGTCAGGGGAAAGGAAAGTATCAACCTTGCATGGATAATATAAAAGTTGAAGATGTAATCAGCAAAACAAAAGAATTGCTTTATGGATATAAACAAAAAGGTAAAATGTAATTATATAGATGATAAATATAAATCTGACGGGTGCACTGCTCTAAATTGCCCTCATAGTATAGAACATAAAAAGATGGATAGTTGTTCATATAATTATTGTTATTCAGGTGGTTATGTAAAGTGTATAACTGTCAATAAAAGGAAAAACAAATAATGGATATACCAGATAAAATAGAAATTTATAGTGCAATGCCTTATGAAGGTAATAAGGAAGAAGACGAAACTATAGATGATTGGTTTCATGTTAGTTACAATGATACTAGAGAGCATATAGAAGCTGTATGGGATATTGAAACTATGTTTCGTCCTGATGTAGATAGTGATATTCCATTAGGTGGTATTGAAGAGCACTTTGAAAAAATAAGATTACACTATGCTTTGAATAGAGTATCCCACAAGTATCACGAGAACTTAATGTTATGGGTGATAAAAGCATTAAAACCGGGTGGAAAATTACAAATTATTTCTCCTGATTTAGATTATATTTTGATGAGATGGCTTGGTAACAGTTTAGTACCAATTGAAGATAGCACAGTTATTAATAATGATAGTGACAAATGGTTTGCCAAAATAACTCGTGTATTTAGGGGCAGTAATGTTGAGATTATATCAGAAACAAAATCCGAGATAGAAGATACACTTAAAGCATCAGATATTCCACTAGATAGTATACCACAAGAAGAAACTGATGATTTTGATTTATGGTTATTAGACAAATTGTATTCTTCCGGTAGTGGAGAACCTCAAGATTGTTTTAAGGCTACATTTAATAAAAGGTATTTATCTCAATTGTTAAACAAAACTTTGCTCATTGTTGATAGTATAGACAGTAATGCTGATAATCCTAGCCAGATGATAGCTTTTGCTCGTAAGCATGAATCGAGGTTATTTCTATGAGTGTGATAATATCAGCAGGTTCTAATACCGTGCACCAATACGAAAATGATGGGTTTGTTTATGGTTGTTGTTTTGAATCATATGGTTATTTGTTTCAATATTTAGGACACAAGGTTATATATCTAGGTAGAGATATATTGTCTTGTGGGGCTGTAAGCTCGGATATTGTTTTTATCGAATGGCATCCAATTGAAGCACCTCAAGCAATAGAAGCAGTAAGAAGTAGTGCTAAGTATGTGTTTATAGTGCAACATGGCAGCGAGCCTGAGATTCAAGAAATGCTATATAAATGCCCTTTAGATTTGTGTGATGCAATAATTCTGTATGATGATACTTACCAAAAGATAAATAAGACTATTGATACTCCTGTTATAGCTATTCCTCATCCTGTTTTGTTTAATCGCATTGGTTCAGGTGAGCAAAATTATACTGATGACTTAGTTTTACTATCACACAGGCTAACACCAGATGATAAAACAAGAGCATTGATGTTGACATTTTTAGCTGCTACACGATTAGAAAAAAAGATATTTGTTATTAGTGGTGACGAATATAAAGACGAGACTACGGAAGCAATAAAAAACTTAGGGTTGCCTGATTCTGTTGACTATGAAGTATCTGGATATTTAAGTGATGAGGATTTTAACAAAGTTGTTGCTTCTGCCTGTTGCATTTTGTCGTATGTGCCTTATCCTTCATTTGGTAGAGATGTGCCTATAGCGATTAACCACAAAAAGCTACTTATAGGTTCACCATATGTGGTGCAGAGATATTTGTTTCCTGATTTAGTATGCAAATCATACCCTGAATTTGTTGATAAGATAGATAAATTCAAAAAGGGAAAATTTGTCACTGAATCAATACTGGAAAAAGCAGACAATTACAAGCATTTATTTTCAATTGAGCACTTGTCTGATGTTTTAAGGAAAAAATTAACGGAGGTTGGTATAGATGTCTAAACCAATTGTATTGTTAGTAAGCTGTGTTGGAGAAGAAGGCATAATTAGGTCGCCCCAAAACACTAGGGAAAGTAGGTCTCCCCAAACTTCGATGTCTTACGCATACGCTGTCGCTCAATTTGCTGATGTTTATTGGATTCATGGGAGTAGAACTGCATTAGACTTTTTAGACGTAATCAAGCCAGATGCAATTGGTATTTGCCCTGGTGTTCCAAAAGCACACGCATTTGCTTTGGCTGCCAACAGTCTTGGTTTCCCTGTTATTGTATTTGGGCAAGAACAAGGAATGACAAATGGTACAGCAGCATATTCTGAAATTCAATGCACAGAAGTACGGCAACTATTTGAAAACATAACTGCGTGGGTTGGCGCAGTGTTGCCACAATTCATGATTGATGCTCAATTCTTTGACTTTGCTCTTCATAATTTATGGATGCCGATTATTCCGCCTAAAGACATTCCTAAAGAGACACTATTTGATGCTGAAAAGTGCTGGTTGCCTAACTCTGGCGTAGACTATTTTTCCTATTTGCCTGTAAAAGCTATTCTTCTTGCTAAAGCTATGAAAAGCAAGGATGTAATTGTCCAGTTTCATCATGAGGTAAAATCTAATTTTGGCAACTTGCCTGTTAGAGCAGAAAAAGTTGTGCCGTACCCTGAGCATATGGCAATGATAGAGAAAGCGGATGCTGTCTATGCCCTAGACGAAGGTAGGATTTTGCTAGGTCGTGCTTTTGCAATGGCAGCTTATTATGGAACACCTGCTTTTGGTCTTCCACATAGAGTTGCTGGTGCTAATTACTTTTTCCCAGAATTAGCAAAGATTACAACTATTCATGAATGTGACGAAGCTATGACAAACATTGATGCCATCTTAGACAACGCTAGAAATATTGTGGAAAATTGTCTGTGGGGTGACACTTATAATGCGAGGTTGAAAGAAATATGTTTCCAACACTGGAATCTTTAACAGATGAAGAAGAAAAGAGCTTTGCTCATCCTAAAGGATATTACACTGAACAAAGAAGCCGTATCGGTTCGATTGCAAAAACAGTCAAGCCGAAGTTAATTTTAGAACTAGGTACTTGGCAAGGATATGGAGCGCTGCTTTTGGCCCAATCCTCCGGAGGGCATGTTGTAACAGTTGACTTTCTTTTAGAAAGTTATATTGCAGGAATGAGGCAAGCAATAGAGGGCAACTGTTTTATTCATCCTGTGTTTATGGATGGAAGGCAATATGTTACTGAAGTAGCAACCTTGTTACCGTTTGATTTTTGCCATTTAGATATGGACCATAATTATAACAGTTCGGTTTTGATTTTGTCTATTCTTACCAAAATGGAATCAATGCAAAATATTGTTGTTCATGATTGCGATTCTATAAATCATGATGAATATCGAGCTTGTACTGATTTTTTAAGTAAGGATTCTACATGGGATGGAGATTGTAAATATGGCGTTTATTGGCTGCGCAAATTACACAGTTAATAAGTTATCCTATTTTTTTAACAGCCAGCGTTTAGTCCATGTTCAATGGAATATTACTAACAAATGTAACCATAACTGTATACGCTGCATATCAAAAACAAAACCACTGTTTAATTCTTTAAATGAGATGTCATTTGAAGATGTTATCAATATTGCAAATCAGTTAAAGCAACATGGAGTAAAAGCTATTTCCCTCAATGGTGGAGGAAATCCAACTAGTCACAAAAGATTTGGTGATATAGTTAATGCTTTGTGCGATTTAGGTTTTGTGGTGGGCGCTCTTTCTAACGGTGACGGTATTCTTGGCAACTTATCTGCTTGCAAGAGGTTATCATGGTTAAGAATTTCTATTGAATCTTTTGACAAGAACACTTATGAAAAATTACACAGAAGTAGCATGCCTGACTTTAAATCAATGATTAAAAAGCTCTTAGCGAATAATGTGAATGTTTCAGCTGGATGCTTGGTGCAACCTGAAAATGCTAAAGAAATGATAGATATTGCCAAGCAGGCTAAAGAGTTGCAAGTGAGTAGTCTGCGGTTCAATTTTTTATGGAATCCATTTAGGCATATTGCGATAGATGAAAGCGTGGTAGACAATAGCATATCTTATATTAGAGATAGTATAATGGACCATAGTTTTAAAGTGACCTTTTCAGATGAAAGGTTAAAGTACCATAAAAGCTATAGATTTTTCACGCAATGTTATTATTGTAATTTGTCGTGTGTCATTAGCCCAGAGGGATATGTTTATAGGTGTTGCACATTAAACAACACTATTGGTGGCAATATCGGCTTACTGCACAAAGATTGCTTTAGTGATATATGGAACAATCGTGATAAGGCAGTTAACACAAAGGCTTGTCCTGATTGTTTAATGGACGGCAAAAACAATTATATTCATGAGTTGTTAAGGTTAAAACAATCGGATGATTTGTATTTTCTATAAGGTAAACAAATGGACACTAATGAATATTCACCATTGAAAATAATACATCATATAGATAAACTAAAAAGAAAACAGCCAGTTATGTGCCAGCTAGACTTGACTAATATTTGCAACTATAATTGTATATTTTGCACGAACAAAAATAAACCTAATTTAGAGCCTAATGCAGAGTTAAGTTTTGATATGGCTAAAAGTATTCTTGACCAGCTAAGCGTATTGGCCATTGTTGGTTTAGAATTTACTGGTGGAGGCGAGCCACTAGAATATCCTTATTTTAGGTTTATAGTAGAGTATGGTACTAATTTAGGCTTTCAGCTTGGTCTAATTACTAATGGCGGTAAACTAGGTCAGTTTGCAGATATATTGTCACATTTTTGCTGGATAAGAGTTTCTATTGATGCTAGTACTGAAGATACCTACTACAATATAAAAAAAACCAAAATGCCTGACTTGTCAATTATTTCACAACTTAAAAGTGTTACTACTGGCGCTAGTTTTATAGTGGTTAAAGAAAACGTTCATGAAATGTATAGTTTTGCTTTGATGGCAAAACAGCTGGGTTTTGACAATTGCCGATTTAGTTATAACCATGATTTGGAAGATGGCAACAGTTATTATGAGCCAATTAAAAGTGAAATCATGTCTCAGTTAAATGAAGCTGAATCTATAGAAGGATTGAAGGTGTTTTCTTTAAAGGATAGATTAAACATATGGCAACCTAAAACATATGATTATTGTTACTATTCAGATTTAGCAATTATCATTACTGCCGATGCTAAGGTTTATAATTGTTGTGAGTGGAAAGATGACAGTAATGGTTGCTTAGGCGATTTACATAATAACAGTCTCAAGTCGTTATTGTTAAATAGACCACCAATAAATGTTAAAAAGTGTCCACCATGTTGGATGGATAGCAAGAATATTCTTGCTAGTTATGCCATGTTAGATAATCCTAAACATATCAATTTCCCATAAATAAAAGGTGTAAAAATGAAACTGAAACTAATTGATATAGCTAAAGTAGTATCCGAGAAGCATGGTTTGTCACTAAATAAATCTAGAGCAATTGTTGGAACTATAGTTGAAGAGATTGCTAGTAGTTTATGCAAAGGTAGTGAAGTGTATTTTAGAAAAATAGGTTTATTTCATGTGACTGATAGGTATTGGAAGATAGTTGACAAGAAGAAGAAGTGGAATCCTTTTGATAACAAAACTAATGACGGTGTATCTAGAGTAGCTAGTGTTAAGTTTTCTAAACAACTAAAGGATAGGTTAAAGGGAAAGCAGGATGAATCAAAAAAAGCTGTGTAAAGAATGTAAAGGTATGGGCAAGTTTATGAGGTTTGAAGTAAACCCAGTAACAGAAAAGTATGGTAACTGGATGGTGTTTAACAGAATATTATTTGATAATGTTAGGCGCAAAAAGCAAATAAAGAATTGTGAGTATTGCAAAAAATAGGCTTAGCATTATTGAAGAATATTATGTGAATACAATACCGGTACAATTAAGTTTATTTTAATGGAGGTTAGTATGAATAAGATAATACGCGGGCTATCACCAGTGTTTATTATTATAGTGCCAATTATAATAATTATTACTATGATGATTGTGCCTTTAGAATCAGATATTCAAAAACAGGTGATGTTGAGAGATTTAGTAACGTCAATAGTAACTGGAGCTGTTACTGTATTATCTGTTACATGGCTTGTTATTATTGGTGTTAAGATATTTAATATCGTGACGCCGGAGGTGAGCTTTTTTGAAGAGCTTAAAAAGGGGAATACTGCTGTTGGTATTTTTATTGGTTTGGTTATTCTTGGGATGTTTGTTGGGTTCGCTATCGCATTCTCCTGAGATTCCTTATTTTGATATAACAGTTGAAGAGTGCAGAAAATATAAATGGGCTAACCCTTATTTAATTAGTGCTCAAATTATGTCTGAAAGCTCATTTAATCATGAAGCTGTTAGTCACGTAGGAGCTATTGGTTTACTTCAAATAATGCCAACAACGGCTACATGGATGGGTGTTAAAGATATTGATAATTTATTTATACCTGAGATAAATATAATGTGGGGCATTTATTATGATGATTGGTGTTACCGTTGGTATGATAAACGAAATAACTATTTGCCAAATCATATAAAGTTATGGTTAATGTTCATCGCTTATCATGATGGAGTTGGCAATGTTGGTAAGTGGCTTAAACAAGATTCTTATTTTCCAGGAGAAGTTGCACTAGCAACTAAATGGGGTAGATTATATTTAAAAAACATAATGAGATATTATTCTATATATTTAGATTAGAAAAGTGGGCAGAGGTTGATTTGAACCATCGAATCTTCCGTCTGCCCATTTTGATTAAGTTAAATCTCAATTGTCCATCCAATCCTATCATTTCTATGGTTTGGGACATCTACTGGGCAATGTAACAAGTATATCCATAATTCTTTTGTCACTTTACATTTTTGCCTAATGGTAGCGATGCCTCGTATAGCATCTCCTGAGTTATTTCAACAGGCTTACCGTCAAAAATGAAAGTTGTTTTTTTAAGCAAGTCCGGTTCTCTTCTGATAATATCTAATTCCATCATTGTCCATCCTTGCGCGGGTGCTCCATCAATTATTTTCTCAGCGCCCACTAACTTAGAAATATCAAGGGGATAACCATCTTTCCAATCAAGCAGAAATTCTATCTTTTCAACTCTATGAAAAGTATCCTTGAGCGCATGCCACACTTTGCCTCCCAACGCATCTGAGACCATTAACCAGTCTGACAATACTTTTGAACCAGTTGAAGCTGCATATGGACCGATATGTCTGTTCAACCCTAACATCAGCGTGTTGTGACGTGCAAGGGCTTCCACTATTTCACCGATATTTCTCTTTAACTTATTATATGGCCCCCCAATATTTGGAGTGATTACAGTTGAACAACCCCAAATAAAGGACACGCCTGCCAGCGTTCTGTCAAACGGTTCTTCTGAGCATAATACCACCTCTAAATCCATATACTCACCATAAATAGGCACAAGCGATAGGCAAATATCTATACCAGTAGAAAGAGTAACTTGGCTTATTTTTGCAATAGCCTGATAACTTATAGAATCATCAAAAACAACTTCTTGAGGTTCAGACATTGCTGTGAGTGTTATGGGCTCAAAAGTAAATTCCATCCCTTCGCAATCCGCCTCATATAACCGGTCTCCGTCAGAAAAGTACCCATATATAGCAGGGTCAGTTTCTTCGGGCTCTGGTTCAGGTTCTTCATCCTCAGTTGTTGCACTAAATATGGTATAGGAAATAGGTATATCAAACTCTTCCCCATCATTCCATTCACCAGTAAAGTGCGCTGTCCTTGTTTCTATCTTCCCCTTATCGACATATGGGATTACCCACTCCAACAACAACTCCTGCTCCAACACTTCGATGTAAGTTTCCATAGATGTTTCTTTTAAAACGACAGGGCGCACACCAGCAATACGGATAGTTGATTCCCTTATATCATATACCTTCCCATCTGGAACAGTGACAGTTATCTTCTCTCTACCAATATCAAAAGTATTTATCCGTTTATCCGTAACCTCAAGTAATATTTTACCATTTCCGTCAGGCTCACCTTTATCTACATCTTTAGGTTGTTCTTGTTCTGTTATTGTGCCTGCTAACAACAATGCCGGCGCACCTTTGCGTGGGCCTACATTATCAACTGAGCCATCGCCATTTAACCGCCAAAGGTTGCAAGTTACACTTGTTTTTATGTGCCAACCAATTAACCCACCCACAGGGCGCACAAAAATATATATTCTTCCACCACCATTGATACCCCTATTTAATTGAAAAACAACAGGATCTTCAACACTCCCATCACCATACACTACTGCATAATTATGGTAGCGTACATCTGTCCACATGCCCCTTGCTATCTTAACTTCAATTTTGCCTGTGCCTTTCGGGTTAATAGTTCCATCTGCATGTAACACAGACACCACTAATCGCAATGATGTTGCATAAAATCCATCATCGCTGTTAATTGTATTTATTTCAATACACCAACCATCAGGGTTCACTTCAAGCCAAGCAAACGAATACTTATCCAATGTATCATAAACTCTATCACCGAATGCTGTTTGTGATAGCAACAGTATCATTACTACTACTATTGAAAGCCAACTCATTTTCTTAAACATTTTACTTGTCTCCATAAGTTTATATATTAAGTTGCAACTGTTGTTGTACATTTTGCATTCTTTGTTTTGCTATATCAACAAAGCGTTGCTGTAGTTCTATTCCAACGTGCTTTCTGCAACCCTAAGCAGTTACCACAATATATATTATTTGGCTGTAGTGTTTTCATAGCTTATTGCTGCTGTATATTTTGTGGCAAACGTAATTTACTATAGATTATTTGGTTTTCGTATTCCATTATATAATCTATAACTGCCTCTGACCACCCATCCACATGAACCCATTTGCCATACCCTATACCATTTTGATTACTAGCTATATTTATTAAGTAGTTATTTCTACCAAAAGCATTGGCTTTACTAGGCTCACCGCCAACTCTATTATCACAATCTTGCTCATCAGTAATAACTATAATTCTATCTGCTGTTTTTTCTTCTTCATACACATAATCCATTACTTGCTTAAGAAATATACCCCCACCACCTAATGGTGTGCATTGCGAATATATTGAATCTGACAAAGCAAACCCGCGTCTATTAGGTACTGTTGTTGTAGCGTGTATCCTTGTATTGTCATTACCTGCGGTAGCGTAAATAACTATATCTTCACAGATTTCCCTTGTAATTAAAGCCATAGAACAAGCTACTTTAGCGCGGTCTGTCTCACTTTGCGCTGATATTGACCTGTTATACATACTGCCAGATACATCTACTATTAGAATGGTTTTGCCTAGTAACTTAGATTTATTTGATAACATTTTCAATAGTGCTTTTTCAATATACTCTTCTAGTTTCGGAGCAGCGGCAGCAGCATTCAAAAATCTAAATGGCAGTATCATGTCACTATTCATATTTTCCAAAGCTGTAATAATTAGGTGTTTATTTACTCCCTCTTGAACCATATTTCTGAGATTTCTAATTAGTGCTAATCCACCTAATTTATTCTCTTTTAATAATCTTTCCCATTTTATCACTTTAGGTATACCGTCATCTTTACTTAGAGCCACTTCCCAAGTATCAGGTGGTGACAGGTTGCCACTCATCAAATTAGCCCATATGTCAGATTGTTCCTTAGTTTTTGGTATAGGGTGGACTAGTCGCATTACATCCTTTAAAGTTACTTTAGCCTTACGATTGTACTTGGCTAATTGATATTCACTAAACTTAGTAAATGCTTTAGCTAACCCCTTTTTTACTTGTGCTGATAGTGGTTGTGTATTATCATCCTTCCAGTAAATAGCTAAGAACTCACCCATCTCATCTGGTCTTTGTATAATTGCAGATAGAGTATCTTTAACTAGGCCTTTATAAGTATTTAATCTAGCCATTTCCCTCACTATAAGTAGTGGTACATGTCGTAGTTTCATTTTAGTGCGAGCTTCTATAGCTATAATAGATACTTTTAGCGGGTCAACTTCTGGTATTAGCCTAGCAATTCTCTCTGCAATAGTTTCTCCGTCTTCATAAAATTCTTTTTCCCACAATAGACAACTCATCACCGATCGTCTTAATTGTAACTCTGGAGTTATATGAGCTGCTTTAGCGCCTTGATGTGTGTATACAGGCTCAAGGTTGCGAGGTTTATTTAATTTTGCCATCGTTATTTTTCCTTTATTGATATTTACTATACTTTTAATTATAAAAATAGCCACTGAAGAAAAAGGTAATTACAGAATGTTATTACATTGTAAGTGTAAGAAGTAACTGTAATCAATACTATCAGCGGCTATTAAAGATGGTATTACCTTATACTATCTGCAGGGAGAATAAGCGAATAAAGAACATTGCCGAGTTCCGGTCGAGGTAACTTTATTCTACACTACCCTGCTAATTTGGACATATAAACGATACTAAGAGTTTTAGGTTTACACTTCCTCAACATTTATTTTCTTTAATTCTGCTTGTTGATAATCTAACAGCACTGTTATTGTTGCACTTAATTGTTCTACACTCATGTTACTTATCTTTGTATCGTTTGCTTTTTCACATGTTGTAATCAATTCTTCAGAAAAACTGCTCCTAATGGTATCCATTAGTTGTTGCTTTTTGCCTGTTTCGCTATACGTGGTTGTTAGCAACATTTCATAACTGTGTAAAGTTTTATTTGTCGAGTCAATATATGCCTGTTTTTCTTGTGCTAATACATACTTGAAGTTCTTTTTGTATCTTGATAAATAATGCTCAAATTGCACTTTAGCAAATTCAAATACTAATTTAGCTACATTTATATCGTTAATTTCTTTTATAGTAGGATAAGCATGACTGATGTGTTTCATTGCATTATTAAACTCAGCATAATCTGTATTATCAGCTTTATCACCTAACCTTAAATTTTTAGCACCATATAGTAACTGCAATGCCCAGTATTTAATTTGCTCAATGTCAGCGTAATAAATAGGTGTAAATATTTCTTGCTCTAATGCTTTTATTCTCTCTAATATAGATTCGATATTGCTTGAATCAACTTTACAGTTGCATTTAGTCGTGCTCATTGTATTTGTTTTGGCAAGAGATTTACTAGTTACTTGGCTATTAAGTATGGTGTAAGATAGCCGTTTATGTCCTAACTTTTCTATCAATCCTATAGCTTCTAGTAAAGTTAAGTCTTTAGATACTGTAGACTGGTCAACCCTAAACTTATCTTCACTATCAAACATTTCAGCTATTTCACTATTCAGCATGTTGGGAGCAAACACATCACATTCACTTTCTTTAACTCCCTTATCAATCCAGTCATAGATGTACTGTAATCTATGCTTTACCTGCAGAGGCTTATTAAGTGCCGCTATTTTTTCATTCATCTCATTTTTCCTTTTTGGTTTTATTATTGGTATTATATACCAATGGTTGTTTATGAGTTTGCAATAACATTATCTCGTTCAGAAACAGATGCTTTGGTGTCAATTGCTTCTATAAGTACTTTGTTTTTACTAATTGAAAAGGAGTAAGACCTGTGCGTTTTTTTGCCATCTTCATCAGGCAACTGGTTGATAATAAACTTGAGAAGAAATCTACTATCGTCTTCTGTGATTGCACAAACACATTCCTCTGGTTTCCCGCTTTGCTTAAGAAAGGTACATGGGATTTTTTTAACATGAATCTTTTCATGTTCTAGGCAATCGTTAGGATTAGCAAATTCCTGCTCGCAAATGGAACATTTAAATATAGTAATCATACTAATTTTCCTTCATATTTATATTATTGAGTTGGTAAGCAAATTTATTTCCATGTTTATATCATCTTCTGGCTCTACTATAATTATTTCTATCCTGGGGTTTTCTTTGTCTATGTACCACATGTCTATAAATGGTGACCGAATATATTTTTGGCTATCATCAATTATTATATTACTTTTCTTTAGTGCATCTAGGAAGAATTTTTTGCTAGCAGATGTAAAGTTATCTGGATCTGTTCGCCTGTCTTTCAAATAAAACACTAGCAATATGTTAACTGGATAATTCTTAACTGGTTTAATCTTGTGTTCTATGATTTTTGCATATACAGTTGCCTCAATATTTTGCTTGATGCTAGCGTACTTGGAATAATGCTTTTTTGCTGCAGCTACTACTTTATTCAGCGATACTACTACATTAGGAATTGTTATTTTTATCATTGGGTTTTTCGCATTTATTATTTTGGCAAATGTTAGTTAAGCAATCAATAGCAAACTCTAACCCATCTAAATATGGAGGCCAATAGTTATCCCCGCTACCTAGTATACCTATCATTATTTTGGTGTATCGTTTTTCTTGTTTGATTTTTGTGATTGCTTTAGCTGTATTGTTATTCATAATTGATTGTTTACTTCTTACACAACGAAATCATTACCAGGATAAATGTTGTATTTTCTATTTATTACTTGTACAATGGTATCAAACCACAAATTCCCAATATCACTGGTACAGCTTACTTTATTATCAGCATCAGGAGCGCCACCCCAGAAGTATATAGTTTCACTGCAAAGATGTTCTTTAGTGCAATAAAAGTATACTGCTAGTTCATATTTGAATAAGTAAAACTGAATAAGAAATTTGCTACATGGTGATATAACATAGAATAAAGCAGACTTATACATATCATTAAAATCTATACCAGTAGGATTAATAAGATAAAGTATTCTGTAGAGTGACACCGGAGTGTTATTTATACTACTAGCACCGCATTGATAAAATTCGCAACAGTTATTTATGTCTTTTTGTTTATATAGATTCTTAACAATTGCTATTATATTCTCTTCTACTTCCCACTGTTCCTCATATAAATCAGCAAAGTTAAAATCAGGATGTAACATTTTATTCAGTTGTTCTATTTTTTCTAGCCAATCTCGTGTTGCCATTATTTTTTAACCTCTTAAATACCACTGAACGCATTACTACAAGCGTTGGTTTACAGCAAATAACTTATCTAATTTTTGCAATAATTCTTGCTTAGATAAATTTAGTTGCTGCATATCTTGTTTAATTAGAGAATTAAATCTATCTTTACCTAGTTCATCGTTATCAATAAATGGTTGGTATTTCCTTATGAGTTCTCTATCAGTATCGCTAACTTGTGCGTTAGTATTTAATTCCTGTAGTTTAGAAAAGAAAACTTTAGTGAAATATTTAAAATTATCCTTACCTCTTTTAACAGTTTCATCATAAGCAAGTTTAACAGCTTCAGTAGATTGTTCTATTAACTCTACTAACAATTTACCAGTAATAGTTTTAATATTCAAGTCAGGCTTATATTGTTCATCTTTAGTTAATATAAATTTATTGCCTACTATAATATCGAATATTTCTAACTGCTCACCATTTAACCTTTTTCTAATACTAGAAAAATTAAGTTTGGTGTCGTCATTTTCTAAAATGACAAAAGAGTCTTGGTTAATATTATTAAGTATAGGTTTATCTATAGTATAGGTTAGGGATGCATTTTCACCATTTAACTCCTTATCACTGTTGGCTTCCAGCGTGTCTCCTTGTGTAAAACAAGTTTTACATTCATGTGCCAAAGCTTGTTTTACATTTAATTGTAAATCTTGTTTTACAATTGTGCTATCATTGACTTCATTGGACATCCGGTTGATATCATTTGCATCTAAGTTCCATGCTTCTAAATTAAATCTATCGCCTGTGACTTCAGGTATATCAAGGTAATAGTAATTTTTGGGTGGAATACTATTTGTTAGCTCCCAATCTAAATATCCTTTTTCTTTTAATTCATTAAGATACTTGGATATAGTTGGTCGTGAACATCCTAATTTTTCAGCTAAAGTTTCTTGCTTAGGAAATACTTGCCCATGCCCATCATAATTACAATAGTCAGAAATAATACCCAATACTATTTTAGCTGATAGAGATAATGTTTTATCAGCTAAAGCAATAGCAGGTACTTGTATATATCTTTGCTTATAAATACTATGTCTAATTGTTAAGTTGTTTTCACTCATAACTATTTGTCTCATAGAAGCACAAAGTAAAGATTTTTATTAAAACTCCACCTACGCATTTCGTTGACTAGGCAAAAAACGCAGGTGGAGTTATGTTAGATTTGCAGAAGCTAATTTAGAAGGTTAATCCCAAAACCTTATAAAAGAGCCTCCTTTTATTTTATGTTAGATTTGGTGTCGCAGAGGTACTCCCTCCTTGATACCATAGTTTAATCTTTCAGAATTTCATACTTACAATGACCATGCCCGTCATATCCATCGCTAGACAAATCAGGATAAATTGTTCTGACTCCATCTTCAACATATACTTTAAACTTAATCTTGCATATCATACAGTAAAATTTCCCCTCATCATTCCAATTTGCAGGCTTAGAACTAACCATATTGTCTGTTATGTCGAAGCTCATCAAATGTCTCAAATTATAGTTATGGCATGATGGGCATTCAACTAGTCCGAGGTCACCATCTCTATTCATAGCGTAAAATAACCTAACCATATTATTAACCCTCCTAATTAAATGTTTGGCTATATTATGATTGTTTCGTTCTGCTTAGCTAACTTAAATCCGTGTTCTTTTATTTCGTCAAGGTAAAAATGATAATTATCAGTATAGTGCATAAGTGTTATCTTCTGCTTAATTTCTGTTGGTAGCGTTTTTAGTTGTTCAAATGTTGCATGAACTGTTGGGGTATCACTAAATTCACAATCATGAAAAATCATGTTGTAGTTATTTCTATTATCGACTAGAGCCAACTCGAATTTAGTATTACTAGTATAAAGCATGCCTTTATTTTCTTCAGATATTTGGAGACAGTAACTTGGCATTGTCAAGAAGTTTACATGATGTGCTGGTATGAACTTTATTGATAGACTACCATAATTAAAATAATTAGGACTACATCGAGTAATGTCAAATGCGTCTGATAATAACAAGCAATCAGTAGTTGTATCAAGTGGAAACTTTACTGGCAAGCTGCCAGTAAGAGGAGCAGGAACAAATAGCTTGACTTTATTATGTCTCAAATCATCTATGTTGCCTTTATGTATAACAAAAAGTAAATAGTATACAAATTCTTCTATACCTCCAATATGGTCAGCATGTGCATGAGTTATAGCAATAGCACCTATTTCACTAATGTCAATGTTGCATTCCCATAAAGCTCTACCAGTAGTGTGTCCACAATCAATTAGTAATGGCTTGGTATTATCAGACAAATAAACCAATGCTGATGTGTTCCAATTCGTTCTACTAAAAGCAGAGCCTACTCCAATAAATTTGACTTTCACAATTTAGCCCCCTTTGTATATTCGACTATCTCAATTTGACTATATTAGTATATGTTGAATATCATATTTCTTTTGTAGCTGTTCTATTGTTTCTTCTATTATTGATATAATAGGTTCTTCAACAGTTGACCAATACAAATCTTGTTTTTTGGTACAAGTAAATTTAGTTGCACAGTCAATCATTCTGTTCATATCCTTGTCGTAAATATGAAGTGAATCACAAATGTCAATGTAGCTTCCTACTTCTACGGGTTGGTTTATTTGATTACCAATCCGATTAGCTACTAGCTGTTGTAATTGCACTAGCGCAAAAGCATTCATAAACCATGCACCTGCTAAATCTCTACTGCGCCAATGTGAGTGCATATTTAATTGCAATGTGTCATTTGCTCCATTATTTACTAGGCGGAAGAACAATCTCTGTAAACACGGCGGCGAATCAGAATATAAGTCTTTATTAGGTATCCATGTAATAGCCTGAGCCCTTCGAGTAATAGTTGATTCAGATAATTTGTCAACTATTTCACTAATTTGATTCTGGCCAAAACCTAACGATAACTCTTCATCTAAGTATGGATAGTTGAATAACCTGTCGCTGTAGGTGTATTTCCATGCAGTATCACTAGTACCAATAAGGTTATCTTTAATTCCCTCAACAACTTCGTAAATGTATTCAATTAAATCAGCAACACCTGCTGGCATACTATGTTTATGCAACATAGGTTCTTTTAATGGGAACAATACTTCAGCTAGTGATATAACCTCTCTTGTGTTTTGGTTGTATTCACTAGGTACTGTATGCCCATAATTTAAAGTGGCAACAACTAAATCTTCCCATGTTTCTGGTAATGTTTGTTTAACTACTCTTATAGTGTTAATCATTAGCAACCACCTCCCCACAATTGCTGTAACCATATTACACATAGTGCTGCTATGATACCCCAAAATACTATTCTGAATATTCTATTACTCATTATTATTCCTCCATCATTTTATAACCCAGTAAAGCTAACGACGCCATGTGATACCATGATTCAACTTTAATTTTAGTGTTTTCGTTTTTGTCAGAAAATGTATCTTTTAATATTCTAGATATACACTTTCCCAGACTAGAGTGTTGATATATTTGATGTTGTGCTATTGCCAACAAATCGCTGAAATCGTTTTTAATTCTACGTAGAACTTCAATTTGAGATTTTGCACCATATCGTTTACATTTTTCATCCAGCTCACTAAGCACACCATGCAATTCAGTAAACCACTTATCTGAATTACCATAAAGAATCATTATAGCTTGCACACTATAACCAGCAATATCTAACAAGGTGTCTTTTATTGATTCATTTACACTGCTGTCTTTTGTAAATAGATTTTCAATTCTGTTGATTTTATCATTCACTCTAATAATTATGCCTACTTCACCAAATATTAGCAGGTTGTCATTGCCATAATCATTATGTTTAGATATTAAGAGTGACTGCAATGTTGTAACGGCTTTATTCATGTTTTGCTTTCTCCTTTATTAACTTCTTAAATGGTGAGTGTAATCTGAAGTGCTCTATTGCCAATCTAACAATAGCACTTTTACTTAACTTTAGTTCTTCTTTAGTTTGTTGTAACCAATTATATTGTTCTAGTGTAATTGAAAAACTATCTGTTATCACGCAAGCACCCCCTCCATGTATCACTTATGCCGTCAATATCAACAATTATTGTCTTCATGTTTCCCTTTCTATTAAATATTAGTAGTATTAGAAACGTTCTAATGATTAAGGGGTTGACAATAAAATGATAGAATAATTGAAATTATAGATGTCAATTATTATTTATACGTCTATTGTGAGCCTGTGGTGTCCAAAATAAGACGTTTAAATACACATCAGATACGTTTATGTATCCCTGGATATTCAAACGTCTTAAAATGGAAACCAGGCGTTTATGTATTTAATCCGTGTGTGCCATTATTTTCCAAGTTATTAAGGATGAATCTAGTTGTTTTTGCTATGGTGCAATTGCAACGGCAGCGTTGAAATAAATGCAACGCTACCATTTTTGCTAGTTCAGGCACAGGTAGGTTAGGTGTTTTGTCTGTATTCAGGTGTGGCAATTCCTTGATTACCATTTGTTTATATTCTGATACTGAAATGGTTGGTTCAAATGTATCTTTGTTTAACTCCGCTGTAAAAACAGGGTCTAGAAACTCATGCTCTTCTAACATGCTATATGTTCTTGCTTCTATTTTAGACATTATGATTACCTCCTACATTTCACTAACTCTATTTATATGTGGCTCAAATTTTAGTATTGCTATACCTTTATCTTGACCTAACCTGTTTTTGGCTATTTCTACCTCCATTTCACGCCAATCCTTATGGTTGTTTTGTGCTAATGCTGATGAGAATACTCCTTCGTCTTCTGACAATTCAGGCTGTTTGTGAATAAGTAAAACTTGCCCGCCGCCTTCTTCTAACGCACCGCTACTTCGCAAATCCGCTATAGATGCCCTCCTGTTACCATATTCACTTCTTCTGTTTAATTGACTAACTAACAATACTGGAAGATTAAGATTTACAGCAACTTCATTCTTTAAACTTTTCATTGACCTAGTGGTATTTTCATAATCTGATAAGTTGTTTCCAGCTTCCATTAGTTGTGCATAGTCTGTTACTACTAAACATTCATCAGTATTGTGAGTGTGCATGAATTTTTGTGTTTGTAAGGCCATTTGTTTTGCTGTCTTGCTTTTAGTGTTTATATACAATGGCTTATTTTTAAGTTGCTCTTTGCATTCTTTAAACTGCTCTACTTGCGCTGGTGTAACATCGCCTTTTACCATATCAAGAGAAGGGATTCCAGTAATTGAACTTACCATTCTTAACATGTATTGTGTTTCTGTCATTTCGAGAAGAAATAGTATAGTAGGATATTCCTTTTCAATAGCTTGATACCTAACTATTGCTTGCGCTAATGTAGATTTACCAACTGTTGTCCTGCCAGCAATAATAGTTATTTCACCATACACTATACCATTAGCTGTTAAATCTAGAGATGGCAAGCCTGTATATCTTCTATCACCCGGTTCTTCTCCATTTATTGCTAACTGCATATTGGTTTCTATAGTTTCTAGTGTGTTAGGTAAACTAAATTCTTTGTTATTAAAATCAAATGATAAGTTTGTTAACTGGCTAATACTTTCACTTACTATGTCATCAGTCTCATGCTCAACATTATCAGCAAGCCGCTGGATTTCTTTTCCTATATTGCTTAATTTCATCCTCTTGCTATTGTTACTGACTATACTAGCGTAGTCAGCAGCAATATCAACAGAGGCATTAGGTGTTGTGTCATGTAGCCATAATACTTTTTCGTAAGCGTCTTTCATATGCGTTACGATAGTATTAGGATAAGTTGTGTTTATATGCACTGCTATAGTGTAAGCATCAATTACCTTATTCTCTTGGTATAACGCCATTATGCTTTCGTAGATGACTTTGTTCATAGATAATGAAAAACAACTAGCGTCATCGCCTAATATAGGTATAACAGATGGTATAACCTCAGGATTAACTAAGATTACACCTAAACAGTGCTCTTCATTAATTCGTATTTGCTCATCGTCTACTTGTTTCATTGTTGCCCCCCGGTTTAGTTACAAGGCAGATAGCAATTACCTGCCTTGTAAAAGACTTAATGTGTTTTATCACTTATTGTTACTTTTGTATTGTAGTGTTTGGCAAATCTACTAGCTTTGATTTCTGCTTCTATATCTGTTGTTTGGCGTTGCGGAATAATACTAACTTCGTTTTTGGTATTGGTGATTTTTATATCATAATCTTCATCACACTTCTTGATTAGTTCTACTTTATAACGTTTCATTTTATATCTCCTTTTTGCTTGATAAACGCAGCGCACTGCTTACAAAAATTCCACCCTAGAGGATTATCAGCACCGCATTTATAACAGATATTTAGTTTAGGATTTGTTTGTTTGAGACGCATACCATACTTCCAGTTTGCTATTTGTACTTCTTTTGCCGTGCGATATTTCATTAGAACACCACCTACGTTATTTTAATTGTAACTATCCATCCTAGAAATGCTAATGTTATTCTTCTTGCCATGCAAATACTATAACTAAATCGATTTTTCTGCTGCTTGTAACAACAGAAAGTAAGTTTGCCTATTTTCTTGTATACAAACATTGTTTAATTCTCCTTTCACACTGTAATGTAATTGGTTTCATAGCTACTGCCATTTAAAAAATATTCCACCTCGTAATGGTGTTCCTTGCAATTACTGCCCCAGAAATTCAGCACAAAGTCCATAGTGCCATTGCAAAACCCGTGTTCTGCATAATATTCTTCCACAAATTCTTCACATAAAAACATTACTGCATCAGGGATTGCTTCGAGTTTTGCACGTATGACAGTAGGATATTTGTCATGTGAATAATTGATTGAATTAAGATATATTTCTATTTCCGTTAGGGAGTTAAACGGGCCCATTACGTTTTGCTTTTTGGATAGTTGTGGAATATCATGGATAATCTCTAAACTTCCATTTGTCTTATTTAGTTTCAAATACATCTTGCTCTTGTATCCCATTTTGAACCTCCATCAGGTGTGGTAATTGGCGCATAAAGCAGGGTGAAATAGATTTTAGGTATCATGGGTATCAAGTATTATTTCACCCGCCTTATTTTGGCAATAAGAGGGCTTGCGTTTTAAATAGAGAACAAGTTACCGTTAAAAGTATCTCTTATTGTTACTAGCCTTTTCAACAAATTGAATATTTGCTTATCATTCAGAATTTGCCATACAAAATCACTACCCATTATTTCATCATCTACTTTTGCTTTTTCAACAGATGCTTCTTCTTCTGTCATTAACTTAAACTCTATGTATTCATGTGAAAATTCGTCAATGAGTGCGTAAATGTTCTTTTCTGGTTTTGTTGGCTCGTTCATTATTATTTTCCTTTACTGAGTATTTAGTATTGCTTCTATTAAAATATCCATTGTTTCTGGATAACCGAATAGTTCTACTAACAAGTTGCGGTAGACATTATAGACTCCTAGTAATCAATCTCATTGATGAGTGGTGACGGACTGTCAAACTGCATATGAAAAGCACTGCTAATATTAACTTTGTTTCTTGCTCTAGTAATAGCTACGTAAAGCAGCCTTCTCTCTTCTTCTTTGTTGCTAGTCCTAAAATGAGGTAGTAGGTTTTTAGTAACACCTGCTACAAATACTGTGTCAGCTTCCAATCCTTTGCTTCTATGAATAGTACCAATAGTTATCCCCTCATCTTGTACTGTGCCAGTTGTACAGTTATCTAAGAACTCAGGGATAGTATCATATTGCTTGGATAACCGTTCTAGTGAATCCAAGTTCTCATAAATATCAAGTTCGTTATCAGTGTCACCATTCAACTTTTCTTTTTGTAACCACTTATCATAACCTATGCCTTCTCTTACATAAGCAATAACAGATGCCGGAGCTGTCAAACACTGGATAACACTTAAGTGCTTGAGTAGCTGTGATTGATTTTTACTCCAGTATCCAAGTTCTCTGCCATTAGCAGTGACAAAGCGTGATGATAGCATTTCATTTACTGATGTGTTATCTAATTTGCTTTCGCATTCTGATAACCACTTATTACCAAAGTATCTATTAGGCTTATTAAATATTCTTAGAAAACTTTCTTTATCATTTTGCCTATGAGCTAAACTGACATAAGAAAGTATATCTATTATTTCACTAAAGTCAAAGAAACTTTTTCCTCCTAATACTTGATATTGAATACTAGCACGCCTTAATGCCATTTCAATATTCAACGCATACCAATTAGTGCGATAGAGGACAAAAGTATTATTATCAAGTATATTAGCTGCAATATGTTCAGCTTCATCATCTAGGCTGTCAAAGTGGTTGCAGTATTTAACACCATTACCATTTAGAGACGATTTACCTGTACCTTTCATTTCCAAACTTTTCCACTTGCTATTTTTGATTAGGGAATTAGCGCTAGCAATAATAGCATCAGTAGAACGATAATTAGTTTCTAAATCAATAATCTTAATATCTGGATAACGAAGATTAATATTAACTATCAATTCTGGACTAGCACATCTAAACTCAAAAATACATTGCTCAACGCTGGAAATTAGAAATAAGTTTCCTTGTTCTAATAACTCTATTGTTCTATGTTGAGCGACACTAGTATCATGTGCCTCATCTACTAGTATCCACTTTTTACCATATTGTTTTTGTAAACTAGGATTCTCTTCTAATAATTTATTAACCATTGGAGCAAAGTCATCAAAATCAATTAACTTCTGTTTGCTCTTTTCACTTTCGTAAATGTCCCATACTTCATCTAAATCTTTATGACCTGTAGTATCTTTTTCTAACCCTTTAGCTCTACCAATAGCAAGCGCAACTGTTCCTGTGTCAACATCGGAATCTGTTAATCCTGACTGTTCTATTGCTTGTTTCAATGCAATTTTTCTTTTAGTATTTGACATAACTGTGAATGGACTTAATTTCCGATTATATTTCCATAACTCTTTTTGCAATATTGCTAATTGGTAACTATGAATAGTTCTAAAATCAACTTCATCAGCAGTATCACCAGCTCTTTTCTTCATTTCATTAGCAGCATCTTTGGTAAAGGTTAAACAAAGAATACTATTAGGGTCTTCACCATCTTGTACTAGCTGTTTAACTCTTTCAACTAGGGTCACCGTTTTTCCACTGCCAGCCCCGGCCCTAATTGAATACCTGCCCTCTTTTAGATTTACTATTGCTGTTTGTCTTTCATCAAGCTCTATATTCATTATTTGTCCTCCACTTGTTCAGCTTTATCATAATCATCAAGTGAGTAATACTCACCATCTAGTGGATTGTAATGAAGGTTTTGGTCAGCATAATTATTGCAGTGTTCATTATAGGCACATTCATCAATTTGCTTTAAAACCCATGATACTGAATACTCTATACCCATAATGTTCACTGGCTCTTCAAATTCAAGTAACTTCTCAAACTCACCTTCTATATCTACTGGTGAAAACTCTTCTTCAAGTATTTGGTCTACTGTCCTATTCATTGTTTTCTCCATTGTTATTATTTGATACCTTCCCCCTTTTAACTCCTTTATAGGTAAAGTATCCAACCACTACACTATCAATATAAATATAAATAGTGTAATGGTTACAAGGGTATTTGAGAGTAATAAAAACTCAATATTCTATAATAAAGATAATTGTCTACTACTATATTGCTTATATTGGCTTTATAGGTTCATGAGCACCATATATAACTTTATCTCTGTACCACCAAGCACATTCATGTTGAAGGCAAGGCTTGTCATTTATTGGGCAAATCACTTAATCACTTCCCTTTACTGTTCTTTTAATTTATTTATTATTGTTTCCATCTGTGATATAAAGTTATCACCAAATGATGAAGCGTCAAAAGTCTTGAGTTTGGATAGTAGCATCTGTTTGCTTAATGGTCTATCATGATTCGTGAATCTTATATCTGCTATTGTAGTTATAACATCAAGCATATTCATTGAAGGGCGCAACTCATTACACCATTTGGACAAAAGTGATAAGGTAATACAGTTATTATTTTCATCGTCAACCCACTCGTCTTTTGACAATTCTACTGTTTGTATAATTCTGTCTAAGTTTATACTGTCTACTGGTACTGTTACTCTTATGCTATCAAGTGATGTAATCTGGATTACTATTTCAGTGTATCCATCTACAGGTGTTGTAGTATAAACGTCGTTGATTACCTTGTTACGTAAGTCTATGTTAATGTTGCCTTTCATTGTTTTCTCCTTTACTTTTATGAAATCATCAGCTTCGCTTTTTCCCCATCTGCTAAAGTCCATTTATTCATATCTAGTCCTCATTTTCTAACATAATAGTTATTACAGGGTCTAGATTGTCACCAGGGCCACAATTAACTTTCATGCGATGTACTCTGCTGTCGATTTCTACTTCAAACATCATAGTGGATTCATCAATTTCTTTTACATGATAGTGAATAGACATCCAAAGTATATCCCAAAGTATACCTTTGTAATCACTAAGTGTTTGAGTGTTTTCATCTGCGGCAGTTATCAGGTTGTCTACTGTATTAGTAATAGCTACTGGATACTTATATCCAGCTTCCTCTCCCATTTCACCAACATCTACTAGTACACCATCATTGATTGCGTCTGCTCTAGAATAAGTATATATCACTTCAAAATCTTCATCTTCTTCGGTGGCATATATTATATCTAGTTCCATGTCATCATCGTACATTTTGATAACCTCCTAAATATAAAACAATCACTTGCACTAGTGATAATGTAAAAGTACAAGTGATTGCAGTTAGGTTGATAGTTTAGAATGGTGGTGGTTCTGTATCTATATCAGCTTCTACCATCGCTTCTTCCATTAAATCACTGACAGGCTGATAGTTGCCCACACGATTGCTTTCTTTACCTTGATAGATGTTTATCCCAATAGAACCAGCAATAGTGATTAGTTCTAGTGCTGACAACTTTTCTGCCCAACTTTCTACTACTATAGATTGATCTTCATTGGGTTCTGGGTCGTATTCTTCACTTACTTCTTCTTTACTTGTCAATCCCGTTGCTGCCCACACCATCTGACCTAGTGGCTTAATAGTAAATTCCTCATTTAGGTCACCATTGTTTTTATACGGGTTGTAGAACATCGCAATATCACTTCCACTTACAGCTTCAGCAACAACAGTACCATCAATGAGATTGATTTTAGCAATAGGTTTGAATCTTACGATAATATTATCAGTCTGCTTATTATCATTATGATAGTAACTTATTTTCTTGATTCTCATGACGTAATCGCCTTTAGGGTAAATTGTTCTTTCGTCTGGTGCTACTGTATCTTTGTTTAGGTTTGCAAAAAACATAATGAAACCTCCGAAGTAGATATTTATCTACTTAATTGTTTTGTGTGGTGGCAACTTCTCCCACTATGCCTGGTGGTTGCACTTATTTAAAGTGTAGGCAACCAGTACACTAGGGAATTAAGAATCTTAGTTCTGGATAGACACTTCTAATGACTTCTCTATTGTCTGCGCTATCCAACACTACTCTGGCATCCATTTAAACAATGATAACGCTTCTGAGCAGCTAGTTGCAATTACATGGTAACAGTAGCTACACTCATAATGAATTACGTCACTATCTCTTTCATACCTGGCATGCTCTTTAGTTGTTTTGTCATCATTTACACTGAAGTAATTCTCGCTTGTTTCTAATTTAATTTCAATCATAGAAGAGCACCATTGCTGGCACTCTTCGCAAAAGTATTGTCTCATAGTTTTTCTCCTAACCATCTAAATTGAGAGTTTTGTAGGCTTTAGGCCTGGAGACTAGTACCAAACCCATTCTTCTAGCTAAATCTACATCTTCTACTTCATCTAGAGTGACACCAAACTTTTCTTGGCAATAAGTATCAAATACTTCTGGGTCAATCTTATACTGTGCGAGCTTATGTTGTGCTGTTACTCTTACAGTTACCAATTCTTGCTTTTCTTGTTCAGCGATATAACTCAACAACAAGGTTCTAACAAGGCTATATGGCAGCACTTTTTTAAGTGCGTTTCTGCCTGCTTTAGTAACTGCTTTAGCTAAAGCGTAATTATCTTCTCCACCATTACCTAGTCGCTTTGGTTGTTGTGCAGCACCCTCAAATGTAATATCTCGCTTTTTATCTTCTGCACTAGCTACTACCTCATAATCAGGGGAATTTTCATTGCTTACTATCTCACTAGTTACCTTAATCCCACCATACATTTGAGCTACTTCAAAGATTCCAGTTGCATTAAGGTCAACTACTTCATTTCCACCGTGATTAAATCTGTAAAAGTAGTGCCCAATTATTTCACCACTCATCGCTTTAATTATTTCACTGTCAGCGATTCTTTCAGCTATTTGAAACTCTTCATCAGTGGATGGTAGTTTGTATAACTTACCTTCTATTTCTGCTAGTTTTACGTTATCAGCAACTTTCTTCTGATACTCTTGTTCGCTGATAACTTCTTGGTTTTCAGACAAATTAACCTCCATCTAACTTTATTTGCGATTACTCGCTATCACTAGTATAACTATTATAATTACACTAGTGATTTCGTCTTCTATCGCTGAGAAGACTCATCAGGCTAGTACTATTTCCATAATTTCGCCTACTAAATTTTCTAAAACTCTGACCCTTTCCTCTTGTAAAGTCCTCTAATTTCGATTTTAAGGCACTAAGTTTATAATTTAGGTATATATCTATACTATATGCTCAACTTTTCATTGTGGTTGACGTGGGGTGTTCAGAATGGCGATGAGAAATCTGTCCTTAACTTATCTTTTGCTTTTGCTTTTGTGATAGATTTAAGAAAACCTGAGTTTAACTCTGGGTGTGGAGATTCTCTTATACTCAGTAACTTTTCATTATACTTTCCAGTACACACATCACCAAATTCACACCAACGCCTGTACTCATTACAGGCGTCAGGAGCTCTGTGAAAATAGTTTCTATCACGACAATAATTGATATGACTGACTATTTCACCAATATCAGCCATTATAGAAGCGACTTCCGCTTCACTTCTAGGTATTTCAAGGAAAGTAAAATACTCAGCTAAGTTATCAGATACATGGTTACTTGCTCTTTCCCAATATTCTTGCTTGGTCTCCGGTTGCCTCTTTAATCGCTGTTGTAATCCTACTGTTTTGATATAGTTAATTAGAATACCGCCAACATCATAACCATTCTCTCTAGCCATGTGGATATACATGTTACTCTGGATAGCTTTTTCATACTTTTCTGGTTGTTTCAAATGAAATGAACTGCTTTTATGCTCTACTATCCACAGTTTACCATTATAATCAGCTATAGCATCACATTTGCCAGCATAAATAGTGCTACCTGCTGTAACAGATAGCTCTTTCTCTATCTCTATTACTTTATCTAAAGTAGGTAGTAATTGCTGCTGTTCAGCAAAATCTTTACCTTCTAACAAAACTATAGCATGCTGTATAATGTCTTCATTGTACTCTGATTGACGTAATACTTTGCTATAGTCTTCACCATTTAACATTGCTGCTAATCCATCATGAATTGCTTGCCCTAATAGCAGGGCGTTACTGGGTTGAAAGAACAATGGCGCTTTTTCTTTATCTGCACATAGTTCATTCTCATAGTAATAATATGCAGGGCATCTACAGTATCTTCTTAAAGCGGTACTAGTGTATATCATAAGTCAATACCTTCACTTTCTCTACCCTGGAGTTCGCTGTTTATTAGTTCTACAATACCTTCAAGGATAGGAATTATATCAGCTTCTTCACGCTGCATATTTTTTAATAAGTCATCTCTAACTAATATTAACGTTTTTTTGGTGTATAATTCTATTAGCCCCAAGCTCCTATAAATATTATCTAGCATTACCCCAGCACCAAAATAGTCTCTATTATTCTGTGCATTATTACTGGACATACTAACCTCCGTTATTTTATTATACTGCAACTAGTTATCACTACTAATATTGCTACTAATAGCATGGATTAAGATAACTAGTTTCTGCTTTTGGCTTTTTCAAGCAGTATTAACTATTATTTTTATTTTGTGAGAAACAATAGTTTTGATTTCTTTGTCTATGTTTGTAGTGTGAATACAACTGTTAGCAATAATGTCCACTGTTGCCATTTTGCCAACTAATGCTTTATTTAGCTTTTTTGCTACTGCCTTAGCGTTTTTACCATCGAACCTGTTAGCAAATCTATCTTGGGTTATTTTCAATATTGAGCAACATGCTTTTTGTAACTGCTCAATCATCCAGTTATAATTGAGGTTGAAGGGTTGAAACAAATTATCTGCAAAGTAAATATTAACCGTGCTTGCTGCACAACCAACGCCCTTGATTTCTAATTGTTGCTCGCCTAACTTGTAGGCAAGGAAGGTGATTTCCTTTGTTTGCATTTAATACTCCTAGCGTTTCCTTTCATGCTTAAGTTCTAACTCTCTAATTAAACGCTTACTATTGCGCTATGTTTACTATAATATATTAGATTATAGTAACTTCCATCTATTTACTTCAGCCAAGATTTGGACGCTTTACCTTTAAGTAAGGCTAGATGGTTTTGAATCTGGCGTTCTGGAGTAGATGTATTCATATACTGCCTCACTTTTTTTATTTCTTCTACGGTGTCATTTACCCACTCTTGCATACATGCTGTTGATGGCATTTCCCTCACTTGTGTTACTTCTTGATAGCGGTAATAGCGCGGGCTTGTTTTATTAAGTTGATATTGGCTACGTTCATTATCATAAGGTACATAACCATTGACACTATAGGCACAACCTTCGTCATAAGTTTCAAACACTAAACTTTTGTCTATCTCTACAGTTTTTGTAAGTTGCTTTTGTTGATTTACCCTGCCAGATTCACAACGGATTTCAACTAAATAGTCGTCACCGTCCCAGTTATTGCCAGTAGTATCATTGCAGATTATTACTAGTGACAATAACTTCACTCTTTATCTGGTTATTAGTGGAGTTGCACTATTCTTCTTTTACTGATGGATGCCTAATTGTATCCCTACTTATCATATTGCGAGCCTGATATTTACGATGACGTTTCCAGCATTTGTCATCAATATTACTAGGGTAAATATCATCCCACTCAGTAGGTACTTGAGTTCTTTTTATACTACTATCTATATAACTTAATTGTAAGGTTCTTCGTGTTTTGGGTTTGCGGTGCATGATTACATGTACAATTCTATTACAAAAGGGTTCTTACTTATGTAGTTATCCCATCCGCCTACTGTTGTATCAGATGACCGCCACCTTACTGGGAATATCCTATCCTGAGTTACTGTACGGCTAGTTTTGATTACTGTAATAGCCGAACCATACTTTGAATATACTTCACCTTCTTTGATACTGCAAGGTGCTGCTCTGAACGTAAAGCTACTGTTAGTATGGTTATAGCTAACAGGACTGCCATTAAAACCAAATGATTGTTGTTTGGCTTCACACCAACTTACAAATCTGCCAGTTTGACAGTCCCTAACTCTTGGAGTGTAACCAAGGTTTATACCATTGGCTACTACTCGACTATTCGTTGTACTCATTACTCTATCCATTTTTAACTCCTGTTTATAGTCCGTAGACTTTAAATTAAAAGCCTTATGTGAGATTTGAACTCACTCAACCTGCTATAAGGCTATTGGGCTATTAAGTATAACCGTCCATTTAAGACTAAAGTCATCATTTTACTAAATACCCCAATATTGTTGTCTGCTTTTTATTATTCTTATAATGTCTTCATTGGGGTAACAGTCCCTTAGCAATTGTAAAATCACTTCTATGTCTTTAGCTAAGATATTTTGACACTGACTTTCACTAACTAATTGTTCATAACGACTGTTAGTGTAATCACTCGATTTTGGTGGTAATTTACTTTGATTTATACTCATTCTTAACTCCCATATTAGATTTTGTTGCGACTATTTGCCACTAATTATATTACTATAATTAGCATGGATAATAAAGGCAAATAGTTTCTGGTTTAACCTTTGTCAAGCAACATTAAAACGGTATGGTATGCCAATCTAAATCTAATTGCTCAAACTCTAACTTCTCTAGTAAATTGGAGTGGTAAACAATCTGCTCGTCTTCTAGTTCCTCTTTTAATGCTTTTAATTTTTTGCATGCTACACTATATTGCCCATGTAGTAACTCATACTCCACCGCTCGGATTTCAGGCAATATCTCAAAACTGTAAACCTTATTCTGTACTTCTTCGTCGAATATAACTGACATTTCCTTTAATCTCCTTTTGGTTACCCTGCACTACATATTTAAGTGGAATAGTGCAGGGTTTTTCTTACCTGTACCTTAGTACACTAAACAACACTTGCCTCTGCTGTTCTGTTATTTTGTTCAGTAACATATACTGTTCAGCAGGTGGTAATGCTCGGAACTTTCTATTATACTTCTTTGCAATATCCCTTTCACTCTTGCCCATCACTTTTACTAATCTTGTAGGTGTGGAGTGCCTAGCTATTCCTTTTGTCATTGAGAATCTCCTTTACTGCTTTGTTTACTAGATCTAACTTGCTAATAGACTCGTCATATTCTGTTAATTCAAGTTTCATTTGCTCTATTATAGTCGCAAGCGCTTCGCTAAATCCTGCCATAATGCTCCTAATAAGAGGAGCATTATTTTTAACGTTACCCCAATATGCAGCGTAGGTAGCAGGGGCATAGTCGCAATGGGGTTCTGCATCATTTAACAACCACCACTCGCCGCAGTCGCAAATCAAATTTACAGATTGCGCGTGTTCTTCATGCTCACAAACATAAGCAGTGAATATCCCTTGATGCAAATGAGTTACTTCATCGAGTAACTCAAATAACTCTATAAAACTGTTGCTAATATGACTTTGCTTTTCTGCTAATTGTTTGGATACCATCATTATATCTAACATGTTCATTTTCCTTCCTTAGTTATTTTGTTGCGACTGCTCTAGTATAATAATCACTAGAGCAGTTTCGTCTTAATTTGCAAAGACTCTTCAGGCAACTTAGGTGAAGTATCTAGTCATCTTTTACTACTAATTTCTTAATCATTATTTTTTAATCTCCTATGTATTGATTCTAGCCAAAATATAACACTGGCTATAGCGCAAAATAAACCTTCTTCTTTGTTGCCACTTGACATCAGCACAATGCCTGACAGAAGTGGCAGAATGTTCACTAATTGTGCTTTCATTACTAACTCCTTTCTTGTTATAGTGAACGCTAGTACTAGCTATGGTAACTAGTACTAGCCGCACGGTTTTCACGCCCTAATCACTATCTTCTTCTTGCTCTAATTGCTCTACTCTCTCATTTAAATCAGCAATGTAATCATCAATAGGTATATCACTAGTCCCTACCATTGTTTCTAACTGTGCTATCCTGTACTCTAAGGTTCTTAAGCATTCTTCGGTATCAGACATAGGATTATTAGCACAACTAGCTAATAAGATTACTATTGCAGAAACCCAGATTATTATGAGATTAGGTTTCCTAACTACACGCCAGGCATTCTGATTATAGTCAAATGTTACTTCTTCTACTCTGCTTCTTCTCATTTATACACCTCTATTGTTAAATCAGGACTCATTGGATTAACTCTAGTTAGATAACAGGTTGCTAAAGAATGGTTGATAAATTTGCCAGTTCGCTTATCTCTCACTACTATTCTTGAACCGGCTAAAGTTCTACCGTTAAACTTTATGCTATTGCTATTTGCTTCTTGGACTTTCTTCCATGTCTTATACATTGATAATACCTCTGTAGTTTATTTTACTCACCTGCCTTACGGCTTACCCTAGCGCCTCCAGCGAGTAATTATTGCTAGGATTGAGGGAAACTAGTTCCCCCTTATAATGGTATATCCAAAAACTCTTTGATTGCTTTGTCACACTCTTCTTTTATGAACGCTTTAAACATTTCTTCCCCTTGCCATGAATAATCTTTCACTGCGACCATTTTCTCTGCAAACATAAGAGCAAATACTAAATGGTCACATTCTTTATTGCGATCTAATGCTTTTTCCATGCGTTGTTCTAATGTCATTGCTATCTCCTTTTGCTAACCCTGCCAAGAGTAATAACTACTCTCTGCTTTTACTAGCACAACATTAAAGGTCAGGTAGCAGTTTTGAGACTTGCCTAGGTCTACTTTACTAATAGATTTTACTAATCAAGAATGTTGTTATCAAAGTAGCTATTACAGATAAAGCAAAGGTGAACTCGCCACCTAACGCTATAGTTATTATTATGTCATTGAGTAAATCTATTGTTCTCATTGATACTCTCCTTCTAGTATTCTTGCTATACCTTCTTTTGTAGTTTCAGACAGTGATAGGTAGTAAGCGTTATTGCTATCACAAATTAGGTATGCTACTGAATCTTCAATTAGATCTGCTTTCACCTTACAATTACTACAATCAATTCTGCCTTTAAATGGAAACAACTTGCTGCTTTGGGTTATTTTGCCATAACCTATTTTACAATACATTGCTAACCTCCTATTGATTTATCCACTCACTAATTTATAAGGGCTTGTGACCTTCTATTACTCTGGTAATAGGCTAGTTTAGAAAGGTGAATATTGCTATTCACCCTTTTACTTTGTTTTATTACTCTTTATCTTCTTCCATACTCTCTACTATTGTTTCTATTTTTGCTATAGCAGATTTAACTTCTTTTAGATAATACTCTATGTCTACCTTGCGTTCATGATGCGATAAGGCAAAAAACGTTTCGTCTAATATAGTTTGTAATTGCTTGTTCATTACTATTCTCCTTACTCTTTATTTTACTACTCTGGTACATAGTTTTCTTTAGACCCTATCACTATGGTAAAAAGGGTATAGGTAAACACCGTGTTTACCCAAACACCGTGTTTACCTGTGTTAATTACGGGTTACGGGTTATTGTGATTCTAGCATTCAATAAGATGGATAATTGTCTAGCAGTTTCCTCATAATCTTCGCGCCAATTATCGACCTTTACATGACCACTGTCTTTGAGATGTCTCATGGAATGCTGGAAGTTTACACCTAGTCCTTCAGGAGGAGTTCTGCCAGCGGCATAATAACAATCTACACTAATTTCTGTAAATGTCTTTTTGATTCCATCTTTGTGGATTGTCCATTTGAATCTCTTTCCACTAGATTTTCGTTTGCTACTATCACCTTTGCTAGTTATTACATCTTCATAATTAAATCTTTCAAATTTGAAAAATTCTGTCCTGAATTTTTCTTCTACATTTGACAGTTCTTCACGTTGTTTCATCTTGAACTCTTCCATTTGTTCTGTTTGACGTTCCCTGGTACTGGCAATTTCTAATTCGAGTTCGTCATTGTAACGTTTGAAAATTTCTGCTCTTTCTGATTCCTCACGTTTCTTCTTCTGTTCTAATATGCTAGCAGAAAATCCAGATATAACCGTGTCAACATTCATGTCGAATTTGTCTACCATTTCCTCTAATCTAGAAATATCGTCATCTGAAATGATACCGCGCAAATCTTTAAAGATATCCGATTGAAAGATTCTTTTTTTGGCATCTTCAAACGATAGATTGATAGATGTCATTGTTTCTTCACATCCGTTTTTGTCAGGATGGTTTTCCATTGCTAATTTTCTATATTCTGTCTTTAAATCTTGCATGTTATCAATCTTTTCAAAAAATTTAATCTCCATTTTTCCCCTTTGCATTTTAACGACTGCCGTCTTATTTCAAAAGGACTAGAAGGAATTGAACCTTGATAATTAAATGTAACATCAACTTAATTATAATCACCAAATAATGATTGCTAGCCCCTATAAGAAAAATTAAACAAATGCAATTATTGAGTTGTCTAATTTCCCCTATTATGAAGGATTACCCCAATTTCGGGAAAATCCTAGTTGGAATTTCAAATCCCTAATTTTGTTGTCATGGCAACAATCCGATAGTCTAAATTGTATTTTCTTGATTTTGATTTTAATGTTTTCAATCTTGTCAATAGAAAGATACAATCTCAAATATCTGATTTTAAATTCTGCTCAAACAAAATAACAACATATTGTTGCAATTTGAACTGCTGCTATGCAAACGTTTTAGATTTCTATTTGATAAGAATAGATCTCAAGGTTTCACGTTTCAATCTGCATAACAGGGAAACCTGATTTTAAAGATAATTATCTATTACCTTCAGCAGGAACAAAATCGAAACAATGTGAACGTAAGAGAATCACATAACGTCATAAAATATTTTGTCAATGCGATGACTGACATTTCCGAATCCCACCCGTTGGCGCGGATGGTACTGGCCGCTATGTGTGTACGTGCATTGTAAATCTAAGAATAATCTGTGATGATAGAATAGAAACATCTATTTCATTGTTTCCCAATCCTTAAATTTTAAATCGAATTTGTGTATTTTGCATTTCTGTACAAAAGATTAACGATGTAGATATAATCTCAGAAATGCAGGAAACTCAATGGGCGCTACCCCATCACACCAATATTTTATTGTCAAATATCATTTAATCAACAGAATCTACAATTTTCATTTCTATGCGATTTTGAGAATTTGATTGAGCGCTTGACATTGTTTTCTGTTTGTGAAATTTTTCTTTGTGTTGTGTCGTTTGAAAATCTCTTCTTGCGAATGATCTCTTATAATGCAGCGACAATGCCAGAATTGACATTTTTTGTCAAAAAATTAAAATTAAATTGTTCTGTCATGACGCCCCGTCAATACTGGCGCGATGCCGTGAAAACAAAAAAATAAATCTGTTTTTTTGTTGGAATGAATTGTAACATTTGCGAATGTTCACAAATGTTAAAAAATCCGTAGCTATTATTATACATGGTTTTTAGAAATAATTTTGTGAAATGAGATGACAATAAACCAATATTGGATTGATGGATGTTATGATAAATCATACGTCTTTTTTTGATATTTATCCTTTTGTATACATCATGAATGTTTATTTCACAAACGTGAAATGAAAGACGATAGAACTCAATGGTAGCAAGGATTACAGAGATTATGATACAATGTACGAATTGAAATTGAGCGTTGTAATAATGATACAAATATTCTTGGGAATCAATGACAATATCCTGTAATCCTATATCACGTAAGGGATTGCAGCAGTGTGTCAATTAACGGCATAGGATTGTATCAATTTTGCAACAACCCCCTTTATCCCAATGATGATACAGGATTGAAGGACGTTATTTTTTAATGATACGATTTTTGACATATTAACAAAGATATGGATATTGGATTTGTGAAACAAATGACGCTTAGACGCCCCCACGTCCACGTAGACGAACGTTTGGGTACATCCTATACATATGGTACTAAGGATTCTAAAATGCGTTTAAACACGTCTAATTGCCAAAATAAGAGGTTTTTGATTTTTGGGATTAAAAATATACAGATTTTCGATATTTGCGAAATCAACTCTAAAACCAGATACAAATAATAATATTTGTTAATATCAAGTTAATTGGATACGTGTGTATTAAAACATTTGTTCTCCCATAATCCACAATATCTATGATAACAGTAGGGAATATTATTTACAGATAATATCAAGACATATTATTCTTGCATATTATTTGAAAATAACATCGCTGAATAAATACGTAATTTACGTAAATAATATATTTAATGTATTTAATGTTTTTAATATAAATAATATTTATTATGCAACAAGTGTAAAAAGAGAAATATATTAAACATATTAAAGAAAGTAAATACGTAATAAATAGAAATAAATGCAAATAATCAAAATGCTATAAACGCATTATTTACGGATGAAACATATTTTACTGAAATCACTATTGCTGCAATTGTGGAAATATCGGCATAGACCCCCACCATCACTGGGCTGAAGCTATTTATTGCATGTATGCTATACCCCTAAACAAATTTCCCCACAACTTTTACAATCATCCGTACATTTCTGTAAACCTTCATATCTTTATAATCGTTAACATATGTAAATTAAGGATATGGCTGTGCAATATTGTCGTTCTTATTTTCAGGAATAACTGGAGGAATAATTATGAAAAAGGTAAAAGTAGGAATAACAGAATTCAGGAAGAATTTATCATCACACATATCAAGTTTATCTATTAAGAGGGCTATAAAGTTATATAATGGCAAGTTATTAGTTGGCATATTATTACATCCTAGTAAATATAAGGAGTTAAGTGATGCCAAAGAACGAGCAGGGAATTGAAGAGTTAGCCATATTATCATTAGAAAGGTTTGTTAGTGCTTACGACAATTATATTAGTATAAGGTCATCATATTTAGAGAGTCGTCACAAGTTAAATACAGCGTTAGCTCCTGCGTTAGCATTATGGCGTAAAGCAAACAAATTAACTCAAGTTGACGCTGCGGAGATATTAGGTTGTGACACAGCTCAGGTATGCAGAGCTGAGCGAATTGTGATAAGCAACACCAAGTTAGCGATTAATTTTTACAAACAAATAACAAGGCAGAAATAGTTATGGACAAGAAGATATTGTATATAGACGTAGAGACCACAGGTTTAGATTGTCTCAAGCATGAGATAATTCAGTTAGCTGGTATAATAGTAGTAAATGGTAGAGCAGAAGAAGAGTTCAATTATCACATAAAGCCATTGCATTTAGATTTAAGTGATATATCATTAGCAGTGGCATTAGAGAAGAGCGGTACAACTATGGGTGATTTATCTACTTACACGTTACCTAGTGATATATATGAGGAATTAGTAGGTGTATTGGGCAAGCATGTAAACAAATATAACAGGAATGACAAATATTACTTAGCGGGTTATAATATAGGTTTTGATTTAGGTTTTATAAAAGAGTTTTTCAAGAACAACGATGACAAGTATTTGGGCAGTTGGTTAAACTGGAAGAAGATAGACGTATTAGGTTTATTACATTATTTAGATTATTGCGGGAAGTTATCATTATCAAATTACAGGTTAGAGACAGCGTGTAAATATTTTGGTATAGGTATAGTTGCTCATGATGCTATGAGTGATATACGTGCTACTATGGAGTTATTATCAATATTACAGCGTGAGTATTTTACATCTTGCCCAGGTAATAGTTATGTTGAGTTATGGTAACATAGGAGACGGGGTAATTATGATAATAAGATTGCGTCAGCGGAAAAAGATAGATAAGGAGATATAACTGATGTGTGTTAAGTTAGAGGAAAAAGATAGATTTAGAGTATATATAGGCAGCGGCAATTTTATAGATAGTGACAATTTACGTTTAAGTATAATTAATAACAACCGTCATGTAGCCAGTTTTTCTGTTACTAGAAGAGAATTAGAGATAGTAAGAGACAGCATTAACAATTATTTTGATACCAGCGTACAAATTAGAGCTTAGTAAATAACTACAATGTAGCAAGGAGAAAGCCATGAAATTAAACAAGCAAAGGGGTAACATGTATCATCACGTAACTCATACAGGCAATGCAATTCGCGGTGAGTGTATATTTTCCTGCCAGTATTGTTTTATGAAGCGTTGGGTGCAGAATCCTGTAAGATTGGTAGAGAGTGAATTAAGTGGTGATTTAGGTAGTGGCAAGGTTATATTTATAGGGAGTAGTACTGACATGTTTGCGTCTAATATTCCTGATGATTGGATAATAAGAACATTAGATTACTGCAGTAATTATCCAGACAACGAGTATTTATTTCAGAGCAAGAATCCTTATAGGTTTTTAGCATTTACAGATTATTTTCCTATTAACACTACACTAACAACTACTATAGAGACAAACAGAGAATATAATATCTCATCTGCCCCCAGCATCCGTAATCGTATAAGTGGTATGCGGTGTATAAGCAGGAGTATGTTTAGAACTCAGGTAACTATAGAGCCAATAATGGATTTTGACTTAGAGATATTAGTATCAATGATGTCAGAGATAAATCCTGATGTAATAGTGATAGGCGCTGACAGTCAAGACCATAGGTTACCAGAGCCATCATCGAATAAGGTAGCTATGTTAGTGGAGAAGTTAGGTGGGGTAGTCAGTGAAGTAATATTAAAAACAAATTTAAAGAGGTTATTGAATAATGCGTGATACAACCAAAAATTCATATCGCCTAATTTATAGTATAGCATGGTTAACCTTGAATATAATACTATTATGGTCTAACGTAATAGGCTATAATAAGTTTTACACATTAGTATTTTACATTTTATGTTGTTGTTGGGCATATACTGTCTATTATTATATTCGCAAAGGAAGTAATTATGCAAAAAAGAAAAGAAGTAATATTAGGTAGTATATTTAATTCAGGGGGATAGTGTAAAGAAAGAATAGCTTGCTCCTATTGTTGCATCTGGGTCAGTTTCTAATTGCAAGCAATGTGGCAAGAAGTTAAGAAATTATTAGACTTACAAAAACGCAATCTTGTAAGTAGTGGCATAGTATCAGGTGTTTCAAAGTTAAAAAAGCGCAAGAGGAGGAGTGTAAGTTAATTATGACAAGCAAAAACAGAGAATTATTAGCTAGTTTGGTTAGTAAAGAGTTATGGTTTCCTAGTTATTTAACTACTGAAATTAACACTAATATAAGCAATGCAGTGACCTTAGATATACGCATTGCAGCGCTACATGAAAACGATTCTATAGATGCTGTTCTACCCCGTATAGCTATGGAAATAAGCAATAATTTGAATCGTGCTATCACTGATATAGTCATAAATGGCGGGTGTAATGATGTAAATAGTCCGTCTTATCTATCATTATGTTCTGGTATTCGTCATCAAGCATTATTTTCATTTGCATGTGATAGGGTTATAAACATTAAATTTATAGACTGGTTATTAAATAAATGTGGCGATAGCAGTGTAATCATATCAGGTTTAGATATATTGACTACTCAGGGACATTTATACACAGAAGGCAATAAAAGCAAGTGGCAATTTAGCAGTAAGGTTCGTACAGACTTAGACACATATGGTAAACTTGCTGTAGAGGGTGGTAATCATACTATAATAATCGTTGTCAATCCTGCTAATTTGGTATTAAAATACAGTAATATAATAGACATTAACGGCAACGCGCCCTTAATTAGGGTTTCATTTCATTTTGATTTCACTATAACCGATAATACCAATTGCAACATAATATCCAATATACCTGTTATAAATTCTAAACCATATTATTACGGTTAGTTAAACAGGAGTTATAAATATGAAAGTATACATTTTAACTACGGGTGATTATAGTGCATATACAGTAGCGTATGCAGCTAGTAGTTTAGAGAAAGCAAAAGAAATCATGTCATTATATCCTCAGAACAAGTACGACGATTGGAATGCGCCATTAGAAATGGAGTTAGATGCTTTACTCCCTTCCAAAAACGGTACAGAGTATGAAGTTATATTTACTTTAGATTCATTAGAGTTGCACTCTATAAAGAAAACGGAGAATATTGGTCTACCTAATCCTTGTGAAGTATATCGACAAACCTATTATCCCGATTACAATTCTGAGTATTTATCTACTTATGTAGTAGCTATTGACAAACAATCAGCAATTAAGATTGCTTCAGAACGTTTTCGTGAGTACAAATCGAGAATATAGTTAATTATTAGTTGTACTAGATACTAACATTAGGCTAGTGAACGGCACTTGTGTAAAATTTCATTACATTCAATTTTCACTTAAAAGTGCCTAAAGTACCCATAAGGAGGTTAATATAGATAAGAAGGACATTGCTCAAGCCAGTATTTATGGGGGTTTATTTTGTCGAGCGCGTTAAATTTTTTAACAACTGCTCCCGGGGGCCCAGTGTTTATAGGGGTCGAAAAATCAGTTGTTAATTTTTTTAACAACTGCCTTCAGGTCAATAGTAGCATAGGTTAGAAGGCCGTTTTTGCCAAAATCGACGTTAATTTTTTTAACAACTGATTCTGCAAGCCCTTATTGCCACTGGGTTCATCCGGGAAAACTGCTATTTAAACCAGCATTTTTTATGTAGAAATTCATACTGTTTAACATTCTTTTCTTTCGTATTTTTGGCAATAATAATTTTAGATTCAATCAAGTTTTTTCTACATTTAGCCACTGTTTGTCTTGTTAAGTTATATTTTTTAGCTATATCAATATTACTAATATCACTAAACATAGCTTTATGGTTATAAAAGGCATCTCTTACCATTGCGCCATATACTTTGACTTCATTACCAGGTAGTCTTTGGAGTAATTCATCTGGCAATTTGGCAAAATTATTGCTTGGTTCATCCATAATACTAATTCTTGGTAGTTTTGCCATTATTACTCTCCTGCATTAAAGGATGATTAGCTATTTTTTTTTGCCAAGTGTATCCATTTTTTAATTTCATCTAAATCAAATCGCCATTGTCCACCTACTCGATATGCTGGAAAATCAGGATACTTATTCATCCAGCGATATAAAGTTGTTCTATGTATTTTTAATTCTTCGCATACTTCTTTTGCTTTAATGAACATCATTTACTCCTCGCAGCTTGTTTCAAAATGCACTATAATGCACCATATTGTAGCATAACCGGTAAAATAAGTCAAGATTCCATTTCCTTTAATTGTGCAATTTGTTCTTTAATATTCCTTTTTGTTAGATATTCATCAAGTGCCTCGTTGAATATTTCAGTGAAGTTTTTATCAAGGATAGCAGAAGCTATACCCAGTAATTGTCTTTTATTCACATCAATATAGACTGTTGTTCTTTTTTTCTTATTTTCATTCATTATTATGTCAACCTTTCAAATAGATAATCGTTTATTGCAACATATAAACTACAAAGTGTCAATTATGGTTTACAATAATGTCATATAAAGATTATTTACAGTCATGTCATTGGCAAGAGATATTAGAACGTGATAGTAACACCTGTGTTGAGTGTGGGTGTACTAGCGATTTGCATGTTCATCATATTAGTTATGACAATAGAGGAAATGAAACTGGCAATGATTTAGAAACATTATGCAAAAATTGCCATAGAGATAGGCATTGTGAAGAGTTAATATTAACATCTAGGAATAAATTTTTCACAAAGTTATTTAGGTTACCTGAGTTTAGTATTAATACTTATACGGGATATTTTTGTTCATTATTACCATTCTTAGAAAAAAACACCAATAGATTAGTCGGAAGGAAAAAGAGCGATAATGGAATGGTTAATATTCCTCTAAGCAATAAGCATCTGACAGGAATATTAGGCATTTCAAGAACTTCATTTTACCGTTTTATGAAAGAGTGTAAGTATAATAGCTATATTGTCATCAAGAATGGAAATTATTATATTTCACCTATTTATGCCATGAATGGTCAGGGCGTATCTGTAGAGCTGTATTTATGTTTTAAAGGCGTGGAGGAGCTAGAGGATGCTTTAACTGATTCTGAGAGGGAAAAGATAAGGGCTTATTTATTAGACAATCCAGAGGATGATATAGGTGGAAACAATTAACGTAAAAGACAATCCATTAGGTGAATTCGTAGAAGTTAATACCAAGTTATTATCATTACTTACAAGTTATGAGGTGCATGTGTGCTTTTGATGTCAATATACCACTTAATAATAGAAACAAATGAGGATAAATAATGGATACATCAGAAAAGTATTGCAAAATGTGCAGGCAGGCTAAAGAGTTTCAGGAGAGAAATATGGTGTTTGCTACCAATGATAACCAAATATTAACAGGAGATGAAATTACTTGGTTGCCTAGACAAAGTGAATACCAGGCAATTATAATAGATCAACACAAAGGCAACTACAATATACATAATTGTCTATGTGACTTTGCTAGTTGGCACAATAAAATTAGATATGAGCAGGAGAAGGATTTATCTACTGCCGAACAATTATGGTTAGCATTTGTTATGGAAAAGAAATACAATAAACGATGGGATGGTAATGATTGGATTAAAATAGGAGATAAGTAACATGAAGGAAAATTCAGAGAGAGAGATTTTGGAAACTCCAAGCATGCTTGAGAGTGGTCCACACTGGGATAAGTCAGAGTTTAATGTTAAAAATATGACAGAGGAACTTAAAGTGACATATTAAATACTAATAATGAATAGAGCGAGGAAACAAGAAAAATGAAAATATACAAATGTGACATATGCTCAGTATTGCTTGATGATAGTCCTTACTATAGTATAAGCGATATAGAATTTCATTCGGGAAAAGAGGATAATTACACCTTAATTACAAATAGCACTGATACTAGTACAACTAATGACACAATACAAAGTTGGGTTAGTTATGCTGATATGCACTTTTGCGAGTGTTGCTGGAATAAATTAGAGGTTGCAAAGATAATTGAAGAAAGATTAAGGAGCAAATGAAAATGTACGTTAAAGCGGTTTTATCTGTCCGCAGATACAAAGCAGGATATGAAGTTAGGGAAGAGCTTGTCGCTGGCAACCAATTTGATATGGATGATATTAAAGTGAAGACAGCATATACACCAGATGGTCACTATATTGGTGATTCTAAAACAGCGTATCGACTGTGTAAAAAGCGGGGTATAAAGCCAGAACCGATTGATTCAGAACACAACGTATGTTCAATCGGGTTCTGCGAAAAAGAACAGAAATGGTATGGTTGGTCTCACCGAGCTATTTATGGTTTTGGGATTGGCTCAACTTGCAAAAAGGGTGATTGCCATTACGTTCCAACATCTTTTGAGGAAATACAAGTAGATTGTTACGCAAAAGAAGAAGATGATTGTGTAGCAAATTGCACCGTTGCTTTAGAACCTGTTAATCCCGATGAGCCAGAAAGGGTACAAAGAGCTATCCCTGATTCTGAAGAAGGGCGTTGCGTTTGTGCTCAAGAAAACTGTGTCTTTGAAGTTGGGCGTGGTGAATGGGTCGCCAAAACTTTAGATGACGCCAAACAAATGGCAGTTGATTTTGCTAAAAGTGTTGCATAGGTTTTAATTATCAGAAGAATGTTACCACCATGGGCATAACAGGTAAGGAGGTGAAAACATTATGAGGCTAATACGGTTGGCTATATTATCACTTACTGCTACAGTTTTATTTATGTTATTTATAGTATTTGCCTTATTGTTGTGGCTTAGTGGATGTTCTGTTGTGGAAGATATAGAAGACAGCATTTCAATTGAGGGTAAGTGGGTTGGTACTGTAATGATAGCAACACTTAGTGAAAAGAACCCGTACCATAATTATGATTTATCTGTGGAGTTCACGTTATCTCATGGTAATAATATAGGGTTATTGAGTGGCGTAGTAACTCATCCATTGTGGGGTGAGGGTGACATAACAAGTGGTACATTTGATGGTAAGAATATTGAGTTTACAGTATCTTATGATACTACTATCCTGCTACCTGAGATATTGACCGATGAGGTAACAGGTGTTTACAGTAATGGTGAGATAGTAGGCACTTGGGATAAGCGATTTGATGAACCATTCATGTTATATAAAGTTGAGTAATTATTATGTTGGGGTGATAAATGACTGATATATCTTGGGATAATGTAATCATTTGCGATTGTACAACAGACTATACAATAATAGATTGGGATGCGTTGGCAAGTAATATTAGTAGTTACGACTGGCTTATCAATGATACTTTAATAGTAACTGAAGTTAAGCCTGAAGCAACTTACATTAACGGGTCTAGGTTAAAAGAGGGTGAAGTAAGGCCTGACCCGTTTTGGTTGGGATTTACTGATATATGTTTGCCTATATTAAATTATGTAATGTACATCCGAGTTTTCAGAATTATGTTATTTGGTGCTTACTCTAGAAAGTATGATAGGGTCAGAAAGTTTAGAAAGAGGAGGTTATTTTAGATTGAAAGATGAATTAACAAAGTTGTTATTGGAAGAGATTGGGTATAGTGAAGAGAGATGTGAATCGTGCTGCCATTATTTTGTAGATGAGGGCACTATTGATAGGGATTTTGTAGATAGTTGTGGGCAGTTTAGGCAATTAGTATTTAGAGTAGATAAAAAGGGGATATGCAAGAATCATAGTAGAAAGTAAAGATGTATAGCGTTTTTCTGGCGTAGCTCAATGGTAGAGCGTGTGGTTGTTAACCACGAGGTTGCTGGTTCGAGCCCAGCCGCCAGAGTTTAATTAACAGGATACAAGATGTGGTCACATAATATTATAGACAAGTATTCACATATACCAGAACCAACCAAATCAGCATTAAAGAAATATTTATTTGCATATTCGCTATGGATTTTATAGTTCGATTACCTATCATAATTACTTGGCACTTGATAATTTGTGTTATATTTGCTATAGTAGGAGTAATCTCATTGATAATGTTTACTCGGTGTTTGTTTAGTAAGGAGAAGTAAAGTGACAATTGTTTATTGCATCAAAACCTGATATTGTTAAAGCAAAGGAGTTATTATGAGCGATAGAGCTTTAGCTACAATAAGAAGAATATCTGATGTTCAACCAATCGAGGGTGCAGACAGGATAGAAGTGGCAACTGTGGATGGGTGGCAAGTAGTAGTTAAGAAGGGTGAATTTAGTGTTGGTGATTTAGGTGTATACTTTGAGATTGATTCTTTCCTGCCTGTTGATGAGCGTTATGAGTTTTTAAGAAAGAGTTCTTACAAAAAGTTTAGTGATGGCAGAGAAGGATTTAGAATTAAAACTATAAAGTTAAAGAAGCAAGTTAGTCAAGGATTGTTGTTGCCCTTAGCGGAATTTCCTGAGATTAATCCTTTACTTAGTGACAATGTAGATATAACAAAAGTATTAGGAGTTAAGTTATATGAACCACCTATGCCTGTTCATATGGGCGGCGATCCTAAATCAACAAGGCCGTGGTTTATACCTAAGACTGACCAAGAGAGAATACAAAATAATCTAAAGTATTGGGAAGAATATAAAGATACTAATTTCGAGATTTCAGAAAAAGTCGATGGAACGAGTTGCACGTGGTTCTATAAAGATGGTGAATTTGGTATTTGTTCTAGGAATTTATTATATGGAGAAGAGAGTGATAGTATCTATGCAGTAGTAGCCAGGGATGTTGAGATTAGTGAGGTGCTAGAGCAATTATGTAAGGATAATGGTGAAAACTTGGCATTGCAAGGTGAAATAATTGGGCCTAGTATACAGGGTAATCCTTACAAGTTAGATAAGCCTCAGTTTTTCTTATTTGATATTTATGATATAGACAATCAGAAATATTTAATTGCTGGTGAAAGGCTTAAAATTGTGGAAAGTTTAAATAACTTACTTTGCTTGCATCACGTTCCTGTAATTGATATTCAGTCACAAATATTTAGTACAATTAGTAACATTGATGGTTTATTAGTTTTTGCTGAGGGCAAATCCTTATTGAATAGTGATGTAGAACGTGAGGGTATAGTATTTAAGGCTTTAGAAGCTGATGATTATGGTGAGATTCTGTCATTTAAAGTTATTAGTAACCAGTACTTATTAAAAAGCAAGTGAGAGGCGACACAAGCCGTTTATAACAATGGCTCATAGGTATATAGTCAATAATGTAAAACAAGTGGCTTAAAACTGAAATAAGAGGGTCTCAAATAAGAACTTTGAAAACCACAAATACAATGGAGGTGATTGTATGTATTCTGCTATAATAGCCGTTTCAACTGATAAAAGTAAAATTGGTGTGATATTATTTGGTAATAGAGTAATAACTGATGAAGATGTATTGTTTCAATATCCTGGTATTAACAATATAAACAGAGATGGCAACAAAATGGTTGTTTTAGATGTTGAGCCATCTGCTGTAGAGAATATTGCTAATGATATTAAATCTAAGATAAAGCAAATATATCAAGTAGAGGATAACAGTATTGTAGTAATTACAGTTAGTGAGGATTAGACAATATGTCAAAATGGACAGAAGAAGAAGATAATATTATGCGTAGTGAGTATTCTGTTATAGGTGCTGTTGAAACTAGTAAACTGTTGCCAAATAGAACTCATCAAGCAGTTATGAAAAGAGCCAGTAAATTAGGTATAAAAGTTCACAAACAAAAGAGAATGGCTAAGATAGTAAGTAGAGGGATGTTGGTAAAATAAAGTATAAGTTAATAAAAAAGGAGAAATCAAAAAATGAAAACCGGTCAATTTTGGTCATACACTGATTATGGTGTAGTGACTGATTCTTTAGTGGTTAAAAATAGCGAAAATTACTTTGCTGTTAAATCTGATATTACTGGTGAAGAGTTTATAATTGCACATGGGCTGAAGCATTTATGTAGCTATCATGATGTAGTCACTGATAGTAAAAAAGTTGGTAAAACAGTACTTGCGGAGCTATTTTTACGTAATACTCGTACAATCATGACTGTAAATTTTAACAAACAATTGGATATTGATAGTGCTAAAAAGGCAATAAAAGAGTTGTATGCAAATAAAGGTGGCAATTTGTTGAGTCAGTCTGATTATGAGCAAGAAGTAGACAAAATAGTACCACAGGTATTATCGGGTGAAGAGAGGACAATGATAGGTAGGCATTATGCTAATGTTAACGATTTAGGTTATGTCCAGTTTATAGATATGGAAATACCCAAAGATTCTGACAAGGATTACGATAATCGCATTAGATTAGTAGATTCTAAACGGATAAACTGGTTAATTGTTAATGACACTAAATATATAAGGAAGTAATATGGACACATCTATTTGGCAAACAATCCCAATTGTGTTATCTAAAGATGAACGTTCTGCATATATAAATATAGAGGACTATAGTAAAATAACCGCTTATGCTAGAAACCGCGTTATTGCTGAGGGTGTTGTAGAAGTTTATGGTGATGGTGAATTTGATGAATACGATAATTTCCAATCTGAGTTTGTCAAAACTCTTTATTTATCTAAATTAAGTCAATCTGGCGGGACGTTGTGTATAGGCAAGTATATTCGAGTTATAGCTTGTAATTGTGATATTGACATATTGTTGTATTTAAAGGCTTAGATTATATGGCACTAAAATTTCATTATTTAATACCTGCTCATTTATTTTCTTGCAACCAAGCGAACTGTAATCAGCCCTACATTGCTGTAAATGGACAAGATGATAGGAGCAGAATAACAGAAGACAACTTTGTAATTGAAAATACTTGCGAACATGATGTACCATATGATATAATTGATGATGTTCGCAAGTATTTTATAAGAGTACTAAGAAAGGATTGTGGTAAATGACAGTTTGTCGTGCGTGTAAGACTGCAGTTAATGATAAAAACTTATATGTAGGTTATACTTGCGATTATTATTTGTGCGACAATCATGCTGCTAATTACAATTTTTGTTATTTATGCAAAAAACAATCCGATTATCTTCATAATAATGGAGTATGTAACAGTTGCAATTTATTTTTGGATAGTAAAGACGATTTTATTTAGGAGTAGATATGGAGGAAGCTCAAGTTAAGCGAAGTGGTGTAACTGTTTCAGTTAAAACACATTTTGGAACAGCTCACATTACTATGAATGATGTGAATAGTGTGCCGTATGAGGTGTTCATAACTATCGGTAAAGTTGGTAGCTCTATATCAGGTTTATCAGAAGCAATAGGTAGGTTGATTTCACTAAATCTGAAGTTATCAGATGGGGACGTTGATACAATAGTAGAGCAGTTAAGTGGTATAGGTGATAATTTGTCAATGGGTTTTGGCAAGCAAAAAGTATTATCATTATCTAATGCAATTGCTTCAACAATGAAAGAGCATTACATAGACAGCGGAAAAGAACCAGCACTATCTGGACAAAATGATACAAAAGAACCAATTAAAATACCAGTTTATAAAGGAGATTTATGTCCTGAGTGTGGCAATGCGTCCTTATTTAAATTAGAAGGATGTGATACTTGTAACTCTTGCGGATATTCTAAGTGTGGGTGATAATATGGATTTAACAATAACATTAAATGAAAATTCACAAGCAATGAGAGAGATGCTGTTAGAATTACAAGATAGCAGTGATGTATCAGTTGAAGAATTTGACAATATGGTGTATATGGTTGGTATAATAAAGCTATACGATGAGATGGTAGTTTCAATAGTAGATATTATTGAAGCTGATTCAACTAGTACAGGTCAAGTAGCATTAACTAATGACGGTATCCAAATAGTCAAATAAGCCTTCAAGCTGTTTTTTTAGTAGTCTATTTTTGAGCTCCATATGCACTTTTGCGACAACATGATTTTTTCTGTTTTCAAACTGATTTGCGCAAGTGTTATTACAAAATAGTTGGTCTGGTTTGTGTGCGTTACATTTTGTATCACTAATTGTTTTATGACAATTTATGCACAAGGTATATGGCACGGTAGTTTGTCTATAGTATTGTTCTTGGCAATCATCAGAGCAAGTTAATTTACGTGCGTTAGTATTGCGTTTAAAAACTTTACCACATACTACGCATGTTGCTTTTACAGTATATCTTTTAGGGTTAGTGTTTTTTTTCAGAGCTCTTACTTTGCATTTATCTGAACAATATTTAAACTTTTCTATTATACTATTGCATCCAGTAGCAGCGCATAATTTCATATTAGTCACCTCTTATTAAATATTACTATGAAAACTGACAAGATACAAGAAGAAAACTTAGAGACTAGAGAGATAACTAGGGAGAAAGCGTTTATTCACTATATTTTGTCTAACAACATTAGAGATATTGCTAGCAAAGCGGGTGTGGCAGTATCAACTATAACAAGATGGGTAGAAGATGGTAATTGGGCTGAACAGAAGCAGGGTCATTATGATTTAGTGCATAAGTATATGCTAGAGAGTTTAGAGAATAATTTAATCCCTAAACAGTTAGAGTTAATAGAAAGGGCTATTGAGAGACTATATGAACAATTAGAAACTTTAGATGAAGCTGAGACTGGTACTCGTTTAGATGTATGGCGTGGGTTTAATTATGGTATTGAGGGTATAGAAAAGCTATTAGGTATTATTAGAGAGGCTAAAGATATTACTACTGACAAAGAAGAATCAAGCCCAATGATAGAATTAAGTGGTCAAGGGCAGACTGTTTATTTGCAGGCGTTACAGAAAGTGCAGGAAGATGACAGTTATGTGGAGGCTAAGGTAAAAAAATGAAGGGTAAATTATAATGGATAATATCAAGATTAAATTAGACAGAAATATGGTTACCAATCATGTTGATATTTATGTAGTAGCACAAGATTTGAGTGGTCATATATCCTATTTAGTATGTGCGGATAATAAATTACTTGAATATATGGAAATGGCTGAAGGTTGTAGTTACCAAGATATAGAGCCTTTGATGTGTATTAGTGAAGAATCGTTTCAGCCTTTTATGCTGGCATTGATAAGAGAATATAAATTGCAGTTTGAGGGTGCTGATAATGAGAAAGCAGCTTTGCAAGCTGTGTGTGATAGCTTAGAAGATGAAGTGGATTTTTATAGAAGTATGTTTAAGGATTTTGCTGGTAATTTAAGTAAAGGAAATTTGCACGTAACTGTTACTGGTGCTGATGATAAATGAGAAAAATACTGCAAGTATATAATGAAGTAAGAAATAGCAATGTACCGGAAGCGGAAAAATCACTGATAATAAAAACTATTAAACAGGAATATAGGCAATCTATAAAGGAATTAGCTACTACTAAATTCTGGGCTTTTTGTGAATATTGTCTTAAAGATGAGCAAACTGGTGAGCATGTAGAATTGCAAGACTTTCATGTAGAATGGTGTAATCTGGTTCAAGCCACAAAGAAACTTGTGTTATTCAGTAGTATTGAGTCAGGGAAATGCGTAGATGGTAATTCTTTAGTAGCTTTATCTGATGGCACTAGAAAATTAGCTAGTGAAATAGTTATTGGTGATGAAGTATTATCAATGGATAGTAGATGGAAGATACAACCAACTAAAGTTGTTGCCACTGAGTGCAATGGTCATAAAGACTTATTAAACATTACTACCCAATCTGGAAGAAATATCAAGGTAACTGCAAACCATAAGTTTTATATATTGGGTGAGAAGTGGATAGCAACTAGTAGATTAAAAATAGGGGATAGGATTGCGACACCAAGATTGTTGCCAGTAAAGAATGGCAAAGCTAATATTGATAATCGTATTGAACTGTTAGGTTATTTAATAGCTGAGGGTCACTTGAATAGTTCCACTCCATCAATAACAACTGCTGATGATGATATTCTAAATCGTGTTAGGTTTTTAGTAGAGAGTCTCGATTTAAAATTATCTAATAGTGATGGCAGGTATACTTACAGGATATGCAAAAAAGGTAAAAAGAACCCTACTTATAAAAGCTCTATTGCCGACTGGTTAGAGGAAATAGGCTTATTAGGGAAAAAGTCACATACGAAACTGATTCCTGAATGTGTTTTTAGTGCAAGTAATGATGAAAAGGCTTTATTTTTATCTGCATTATTTTCTGGTGATGGTCATGTTAGAAATGGTAAGCCTCGTTTAGTATCTTATACTTCTGTTAGTAAACGGTTAATAAATGATGTTCAATCATTATTACTTCATTTTGGCATATTATCTCAGATACACTCAAGATATACCAAGTATGACAATAGCGGCAAAGAGTTTTTGTCTTATAGATTAATGATCGGGAATAAAGAAAGTTTATTGAACTTTAAAAATACTGTTAAGTATTTATATCCTATTCACAAAACAGAAAGAATGGAGGCTTGGAGTTGGGATAGAATTTCTTGCGGTAACTTGGATGGTATACCTGTTGCATGGAAAAAATATCAATATTGGAATGATTTTAGGCACGAAATATTATATGGGAAGAACCCTGCGATTATGAAGTATGAGGTTACTTCTAGAGAGAGAGTATATCAGATAGCTAATAACGAGATAAATGATTCTCAGATAGTAATGGATTTTGTTAATCCTAAAGTGTTAATGGATTTAGCTACGTCAGATATTTTCTGGGATAAAATTGTATCTATAGAAAATGCTGGCGATGATTTAACTTATGATATTCAAGTAGAAGACAACCATAATTTTATAGTAAATAATTTTATTACTCACAATTCTTCCATTCTATCAATAGGTTATCCCTTGTTTGTTTTAGGTAATAATGCGTCATTACGTGCTGCTATAGTGTCAAATGTAGCTACAGCAGCAAGTAAGTTTCTAGGTGCAATCAAGGAATATATATTGCGAGATAAAGATGTGCAAGCTGTATTTCCTGATTTAAAGCCAATGAAAGACAGGGTCAATCCTAATAGAAACGAGAAATGGACTGATAGCGCTATAATTGTTGAGCGTCCCTTTATTTCTAAAGATTTCAGTCTTCAAACTTTAGGTGTTAAAGGTCCTTTATTAAGTTCTAGGTTGAACTTGCTTATACTAGACGATGTGTTGGACAAAAAAAATACTGACAGTGAAACAGAAAACACAAAAATAATTGAGTGGCATGATGCTATTGCTAAGGGGCGGCTAGTAACTGATGCACAAGAAATAGTTGTTGGTACAGCGTGGGGCCCGTCGGACATGATGCACTATTTATCAGACAAAGAAGAATATACTACTGTTAAGTATTCAGTAGAGCAAGAAGACGTGGATGCTGGTACTCACAAGTTAGTTTATTGGCCGGACAGGCATCCTAGAGAAAAATTAGATGCTGAAAGAAGATATAATCCTGATGAGTATAATAGGCAAAGAAGAAGTAGAGTATCATCTAGAGATACCCAAGAATTTCACGATTATGTAGAGAATTATATAGACAAATCAGTAGAAGTTGGTGAAGACTGGATTAAGTTTACAGGTATAGATTTATCATCGTCTAAGCGACCTGGTGACGTTATTTGTGACGTGGCAGTTTCTCCTGATTTGCAAAAAAGAGTAGTTGTTGATATTGAGTACGGTCAATGGAAAGCAAATATAAGAGCAGAGCATATAGGTGCTCATTATGATGTACACAACCCAAGAATAGTTAGTGTAGAAGATAATGCTTTACAAAGTGATAACTTGGAATGGATGGAAGTGGTGGGTTATAAGCATTTACCATTACAAGGGTTTACAACTACTGGTGCTAATAAAGATGGTTTAGTGATGAACAACGCTATTGAATTACGCAATGGTTTATGGCGTTTTAAAGTTTTGCATGATTTTGATGAGATATGTAAATGTCATTGGTGTAGATTTATTAAAGAAGTGAAGAATTATCCTGATTACAAAACCTCAGATGGATTTATGGCGTGGTTATTAGCAAGTGAAGCAGCTAGGAGTATAGCAAGCAGAGAACCTAGATTTAGAATATTAGATTTAAACCAAGATATTGCAACAGCAGCGTTGCTGGCTAATAAGCCAGTATTTACATTAGCTGATTATAGCATAAATAATCGCTTAACTTCACCAGATTTTATACCACCACCTGATTATGCTGATATAGTAAAAGAGATTATTCGTAATGATGGCAATGTTGTGGAATTTGATATATATGATAGTGAAGATGTTTTATACGTACATGCTGAAATGAATAGGGTTATAGGGATACTAAATGGAGAATCTTAGTGTATAATTTGGAGCCTGAATTAAAACTTGCTATTTAATTGCAGTTGTGGTAGAATGTAGTAAAAGCTAATTATTCTTGTGGTAATGGTGATAACTATGATTGATAGAATAGTAGATAAGTTGGTAAAGATACCTTCAGTTCGTAGGGCTGTAACCCAAATAAGTAAATCGGTTAGCACATCTATTGCAGAACAACCTGCAAGTGTAGCCCAAGAAACTCGCAGCAGTGGTACAAGATCGGTAGTGTACAATGACGAGCAGTATTATGCTGTTGATGCAGATACAGATACTCAAACAGCTAGGAGTGACCTAAGTACTTACCTTAACTTATACAGGTCGTTATTATGGGTATTTAGAGGTGTGCATACTATTGCTAGTAACGTTGCTATGGTCCCCCTTAAGGTTTGGGAGCCTGTATCTCCAGTTGAAAGAAATGAATATAAAATCCATCCTATATATAAGTTATGGAGAAACCCTAATAATCTAAACACCAGATTTGATTTGTTATTTAAAACATCGTCATTCATGGAGTTAGCTGGTGAAGGTTATTGGTTTTTGGAAAAAGCGGCTACTGGTTTACCTCATAAACTACATCTGCCTAGGCCTGATAGGGTAGAATCAAAAATAGATGGCAATACGGATAAGTTGGTTTATACAAGGCAAAAGCAAAAATCTATTCCTGAACTTTGGGCAATGGAAGATGTAGTTCATTTCAAACATTTTAATCCTATAAGTGATTATCAAGGCTTTCCTACCGTCGCAGCTTTTGAAGACAACTCCATCATTGAGTTATATTTGTTGTTATATGGTAAAACATGGTTTAAAAATGCGATTTATCCCTCCCAGATGTTTCAATCATCTGCTAGATTAAGTGATGCAACTTTTGAGCGATTTCACGCAGAGATGAAAAGATTACATGCAGGTGTTCAGAATTGGGGTAGAGTAATGTTGCTAGACGAAAACATTGCTCCAATAGACGATCAAAGAAAAACACCTTCAGATAGTGAGTTTTTAGCCAATAGAGAAAATACTAGGGAAGAAATACTTATGGGTTTAGGCTGTTACCATACTGTTGCTTTGTTACAAGGCAGAAGTGGTTCAGATTTAAGAGAAGCTAAAAGAATATTTTGGGAAGATACAATGTTGCCTAGGTTAACTAATATTGAAGAAACTATATCCAAAGAGTTGCTGTGGTCTAGTTATCCTGAATCTGAAGATTTAGTAGTGCAATTTGATTTGCGTAAAATTAAAGGTTTAAGGGATGATACTTTGCAAGAATCTTTAGCTAATTACCGATATTGGCAGATGGGAGTTTCAACCCCTAATGAAATTAGGCAAGAATTAGGTATAGATGGTAAAACTGAATGGGGAGATGAACGTCCTCCCACAATGCCAACAGCTAGAAGCAAAACTCTACCTAATGAAGAAAGGGCATTTTTAGAAGCATCTTTACCTCATCCTGAGAGATATGATGAAAGCACCGAAAAGGTATATAATAGATTAGATGACGCTGCTAGTGAAATTGCTTTTGAGTTAAATAGTGAGTTAAGTGACAAATCTAATGGAGATAATCGAATCACTGAAGCTATGATTAAAGATTGCTTGCTAAAAGAGTGGCACAATAATTGGGTTTAAATAATGCAAAAAATAATACAACTACATCCAACTAGCGATTGCAATCGTATTGGCAGTAAAGAATGTTCGTTTTGTTCTTACAGAGATAATGACGATAAACATTATCTTGATAAAAATAGGATGATAAATGCTTTGATAGATGGGGTATGTTATGATTATAATATAGCTAAATTTAGTGGCGGTGGAGAACCTTTACTTCATCCTGATATAGAAAATATAATGTCAATAGCGCAACTATTTGGCTACACAAACTATCTACAAACTAATGGTGACTATTTGCAAAATGTGCATAGAGATTTAGTGCATGATATTCGTGTTAGCTTTGGTGATGGTATTAAGTTTTCTGTACCAAAAATCAAAGTAGATGGATATTCTTATGTGGTGACAAGTCAGCCAGATTATAATAATCTTAACAATTTGATTGATTATGCAATTTGCACTAAGAGTTATGTGAAAGTGACTCAAGACGATACTGGTAGTAACGTTCCTTCTATTAGGGAAATAATATCTAACACAATTGAATCACCATTAGTTACCTACTGGGATGTAAATGTTTACCACCAAGGGTTTATAACTTGCCCTTCTGCTATAAAGTCTCCAGTGCTGGGATATGATGGTTATTTTTACCCATGCTGTTTAGATGAGAATGAGCCTGTTGTTATTATCAGAAATAACGAGTTGCATAATATTCCTATTAAGCACACAAAAATAGGAGATTATTGTTTTGATAATGGGTATATTGAGAGTAAGTTTGTTCGTAGTGGCGAAGAAATATTAGAGTTCATACTTAGTTTAGGTAAAAGTATAAGAGTATCTAAAGACCATACCATGCTAGTAGGAAGCGATATTGTATTTAAAAATGAGTATTGGGCTAAGCGTTCTAAGGAGATTGATAGCTACCAGTTAATAGAAAAAAAGGCATCAGAAATAGGTATTGGTGATATGCTGCCTGTTATTACAAATGTTGAAGTGCCTATTGCTGTTACAAATATACCTTTGGAAATGTATAGTATTTTAGGTTATTATGTTGCTGAAGGTTGGTTTAGTGAGGAAAAGAAGCAGGTAGGTTTTATGTTTGGCCATAAGGAAAACGCATGGAAAATATTTGAACAGTTAATGTTTGCTTTGGGCATTACATATAGGGTTTATATACGAGAGACTGGTAGACAATATAGTATATATGATGCTAGCTTAATGCAGTATGTTAGATTATGTGGTAGTAAAAGCTATTTGAAATGTATACCTAGTATGGTTTTTAATTCTTCTATTGAGGCAAAAAAAGCATTTTTAAAAGCGTACATTGACGGTGATGGTTATGTACAATTTCCTAGCAAGCATTGTAATGGTTTCAAATTATCTTCTTGTACTGTAAGCAGGCAGCTAGCTAGTGACTTGATTTTGCTTTATTGGCAGTTAGGTATAACCGCCGGTGTTTTTAATGATGGTGTAGAGCAAATAGAAGGAAGGCAGGTAAATATTCGTGATAGGTATAGAGTTAGAGTTAGTGGTTATTATAACTTAAAGCATATTAAGGATATTTTATGTGTTGATATTTATAAAGGTGCTAAGAGTCAGAAAAAAGCACTTGGTTTTCCTAAAACTAACAATTTAATGTTTTTGCCTGTAAAGAAGATTGGCACTTTTAATAGTCAGAAACTATATGATATTTCTGTTAGTGGAACAAACTCTTTTTTCGCTGGTGTTGGCGGAGTATTAGTTCATAATTGCAGAACCCAATATGCCAAAGAGCCAATGTGGGGTTACAATAAATCTATGCGGATGGCAGGGAATTTTCCTTTTAGTTTTGATGGCAGAGGTTGCACTAGATGTTATTATGATATAAATACTAATCGAAACCCTAATTGTGTTGAGAATATCTGAAGGTAGGTATGATTATGAATATGTTATTAAAAAGTGAAATAGACCAATTGACTGATGAGGAATTATTGAATTATCATGGCCGTCTTCATTCTTACTTAAATAGATTAAAGAATGACGGTGATAATTTTAACATAGATGATATATCTTCTCAGCACTATTTAGTTTATGATGCAATTAAGAATAGAGATTTGAGGCATAAAAATTGTGATGAGATGGATGATGATATAAGTTTATTTAGTAAAGTAGAAACAAGTCTACATTTATATAATGATGAAGAAATTGAGCGAGAGCTAGAAACAATTATACTTGCGTCTATGACCGCCCCAGGTGTCCAGCAAGCTGTTGCAAAAGAAGCCCTTACTGATGATACCATAAACTTCCGTATAATAGGCAGAATGAAGCGTTCAGAGCGTTTTGATACTTTGGGCAAAGAAGAGCCTACTGAAATAATAGATGGTGCAGCTGCTTATGAATTGTACAAAGATATGAGTAAGAATAGTGACATATGGGTTCTTAGATGTGCTGTGATAGATGGCGATGAATTAGTGCCTATAAATGCTGGTGTTAGTAGTTTTCTTACTAGTGTACACATGTCTATCAAATGGAATACAGAATTAAGGCATCCTCAGTGGCAAGGTTTAGATGATAGTAGATTATGGGAAATGGATGAAGGTATTCCTCATCGAGAAGTAGGAGAATATGCTTACTGGAAAACTATCGCTAGACAATTTGATAAAGAGCCCAAGTTAGGTGATACTGTTTCTATTAGGCCAGCTAGATTGCAACAATATATGGGGTTAGGTGCTGTTGAAAGATATTGCTGGTTACAGCCAACTATAATGAGTGCTGTAACGGATGCTAGTGTGGATAGTATTAAAGAAATTGAAGAGCGTGGGTTAATAGATATAAAAGGTGTAGTTGGTAAAAGTATGGATAGTGGTAGTTCAGAATGGAGTGAATCAGAGTTTATAGATGAAGATGAAATTTCCAAGTCAGTAATTCCTTATAAAGATTTGGGCAAAGCTGACGAAAATGAAGAGTGGGATGCTAGTGAAGAAGTTAAAGCTGCTGATGTTGATACTTTAAAAATAATATGTGCTTGGTACGATAGCGATAATGCTGATGTAAAGTCATCCTATAAATTACCTCATCATAAATCAAGTGGTAAAAATGTCGCAGTGTGGAATGGTGTTAAAGCTGCTATGGGGGCTTTGTTAGGAGCTAGGGGTGGAGTTGATATGCCAAGCAAGGATAAAAAGCAAGTTTTTTTGCACTTAAAATCTCATTACAAAGAATTTGAAAAGGAAGTACCAGAGTTTGTCTTAAAAGAGTATATAGAGCCAGTTGTTAAAAGTGAGCATGAGATAGCTTGTTGGGTAGCTAGTTATCCTATTGATAAAGAACCATTGATGCACTTGCAAAGACATTATGGATTAACTACTAATGACCAGTCTGGGCAAAGTGGGTTGCATTTAACGTTAGCATGTTTTGATTCGTTAGTAGATATAGAGAAAACTAGGAAAATATTGTCAGAAAGTGATGTCACTAAGTTTTTGTTTACACCTCGGGTAATGGATATTTTTGGTGACAACCAGGAAGTATTAGTAGTACGTGGTGATTGCGATGATGATGTCAATGAGCTAGTTGGCAAGTTAAGGGATTGTGATAGTGCTAATAAGAAGTTTGATTTTAACCCTCATATCACGTTAGGTGCTGTGGAAGACGGTAATATTGATGAAGTTCAGATACCTAAGGATATTAGGTTTGGCGAGCCAGTATTTATGATTTCTCGGGTTCAAGATGTAGACAAATATCGTCACAGTAAAAACCAATGTATGCACAAAGGTTGTCAAGATAAACCTAAATATCAGGTATTGTGGGCTGAAGGGCGAGCTAATTGTTGGTTTTGTGAAAAGCATTTACCTGTATGGCTTAATTCTGATTATGGCATATTTACTGATGTAAACGCAATTAAAGAAGTAACTACTGATGAAGTGCCTAAATGGGGTGACAACAATAATCCTAATATATGGGAAGCGTTACGGGAACAACTAATAAAGAAAGGATAGCTGCATATGAGTAATAGGTCATTGGTGTTACCGTTAGTTGAAGAAGCTATAGAAAAGGCTCACCGTGATAGTTATACTAATAGTCATTCTTATCAAGACGAGTTTTGTTTACTGCCCCAAAGTAAAGAGTTTAAAAAGATAACAGCAGATGCTCAGGCAGCTGTATTAGAAAGAGTAAGATTATGGCTTATGGGCATAGGCGTAAAGAAGGTTGATTATGAAGGATAAGCAGTATTATTATAGGTGTGACTGCCATGAGGATTTATTGTGTGTTAATGCTGATGATACTTTGCGGATGAACTATTCTACAGAGGATTTGAGTAATGACAAAAGCTATTTTTTGTTAGAGCTGTCAATGTGGGCAAAAGGTTGTAGCAAGAAGAAAGTGCCTATTAGAGATAGGCTGCGTTATTGTTTTAATATATTATTTACTGGTACAATTTATACTGACCAGATTATTTTAGGGTGGAATAGTACTAAGCAGTTACGGAATGATTTAACTGACATTTTGAAGAATTACGAAGGGGGTTAATGCAGAAATTAAATAAACTATATTGTGGTGATGCTGTACAAGTGTTATCTGGTTTTGATAGTGATAGTATAGATTTAACAGTAACTTCACCGCCTTATAATGTTGGCAAAAATTATGATAGTAGTAATGATAACTTGACAGCAGAAAATTACTTTGCTATTATTTCAAATGTATTAGAAGAAGTTTATCGAGTTACGAAAACAGGAGGCAGGCTGTGTTTAAATGTACCATTTATTGGTAATAGTTATTTCTTAGGTAAATCAGAATGTATGCAATTTTACCCTTCTCCTTATGTAGAGTTATGCCAAGATTTAAACTGGATATTTAGAGATTTTGTAGTGTGGGTTAAAAGTAGCGAGTCTGAGAATCCTAATAATTTTAGTGGTAATTCTACTCAATGGAGGAGTTGGCAATCAGCGAGTTGTCCATTTTTGCGTTGTTACGCGGAGGTTATTTTAATATTTCACAAGCAAAGCAAAACACTTCAGCATAATGGAGTAAGTGATATAACTAAAGAAGAGTTTCTTGAATACACAAAGAATGTTTGGTATTTTCCTGCGTCATATACTAAATGTCATCCTGCTATATTCCCAATAGAATTACCTAGAAGATGTATTAAGTTATATAGTTATGTTGATGATATAGTGCTTGACCCCTTTTCTGGTATAGGCAGTACATGCGTAGCTGCTAATAATTTACAGCGCAGGTGGATTGGTATTGATGTTTCTATGAAATATACTAATATTGCCAGGGCGAAATTGGCGCAGTTACGGTTATTTTGACTGATAGTTGGTATTTTATTTATTGGTGACTGGCATTTAATGAAATATACCTTGACAAATCATATCTGCATTTGTTACAATGTTGTAAACTACTAAAAGGTAATCACAATATGAAATGTATATTATGTGGTGTAGCATTGATTAATAAACTCCGGGAGGTTTGCACTATTTGTGCAGATAAGATTGCCAAAGCTGTGGCATTACTACCGAATATAGAGGCGGATATACTGGAGTTTGTTATCAAGAATCAATCATGGATTAAGCCATTATCTGATAAATGTAAAGGCAAATGGTATGGCAAGCTAACATTGAGTGTAACAGATAGTGAGTTTACACATGCAGGGTGGTATGAAACTAAATTATTACAACAACAGTTTCACTAATGTTAGACAAAGAAGCTGTTAAAATAATACTGTCGCAATAATCTTACCTTAAACTGAGAAATTCTCAAAGGTTTGGTCTAATAAAGAGGGTAACAGAAAGAAAAAGTTGACATTTGGATATGCCTTTTGATGGACATACTCATCCCTCAGAAATAAGGATTTAACAACTGTTAA